ATGGTGATGAAGGAATTGTTGAATTTACTATCATATATGTAGGATGAACATATGAACCAATATGAAGAATTTATGTATAAGTTAGGCTTTAAGATTGCTAAAGGTCGGCCGTATGCAAACTATTCTACGTTTGACGTTTTTACTGGCGATCCAACTTATATCATTAATTGTGTTAATTTAATCGATTATAATGATATCGGTCGCTGTTTATTCCGTTTTAAATCTGCTGAATATTTCGATCGGTTTGTTGATGTTGAAGATTTATCAGAAGAATATGTTAAGAAAATGTTCATGGAATATGTTAAGCATATTCGACTTATGTATTCCAATCTTCAACAGCATGATAAATCGCTGATTGATGCATTTGAAGATAACTGTGAAATATATGATGGAGATGTTGAATAATGAGAAGTACACTTCGTCTTGATATGGAATGTGCAATAACATCACTTCCAAAAAATAAATTGATGGATGTTGAGGTGGCGGCCAATCTCCATAATAACTTTGTATCATTAGATTATTTCAGTGAAAATGGGTTGTATGCATTAAAACAATTGCTACCCGATGATAGCCTTGTAAAGTCTTTATTATCTGATCGATATAACTGTGTATATTCCACTGAAATGCTTGGTACTCAATTCTTTCGGGCTGTTCCAGATATAATTTTGACGGATGATGTTGGAAAGTATTTCGATAAATTTCCAGATAATCCACGGGTTAAAATGTTTCGCGAAATGGCTTGTGATGATGATTGGAATAAACCAGATTGGAATGATATGAAACCAAGTGCGATCCAGCGTAGTTTCCTTGGTAGTGGATATATTTCTACTGTGTTTAATGGTCATGCTGACGTTTCTCACTTTGCTGTTCCATTAGATAATGGGGATCATCTAATTTGTTATTTTAATTGCTTCTACCACAAATAAGAGGTTGATATGAAATACTTGATTTTTACAAAAACCGAAGAATCTAAAGAAGTGTTGGTGTCATCATGGGAAGCTGAATCTGGATTCCGTGAAGACACGATTACATATATATCTAGTTCAGATGTTCATTATGTACCAGATGTCGAAGATGTTAAAAGTATATATCGTGATTACTATACTACAGGCAGCGATAACCAACATGCGCGATTCGGTAAAGAACTTGATCAATTCATCGAATCTGATGACATTGATGAAATTTGGAATATCGACGAATATAATCAATATATTACATTTAAGGTTGTCAAATTGGGATAAATCAAATATGATGATGGATGGGTTCGATCTTATTGGTAGTAGTAGAACTAATGCACGATTAACGTTCAGCAAAGAAAACTTTACAATCACCTATTATTCAAAAGGTGAAGGGTATGGGGTTGTGGCTAATGTTACTGAAACAGGGCTGGTTGATGATATGCCACAATTTGATTATCAATCATTTGATCGTTTGGAAAAGGCGGTGAAATATGTCAACGAAAAACTTAAAGTTGTTTAATTTAAACCAGTATGTTTATTTTATTCCAACCGAATATGGTCGTAATATTATGAACAAATACTTTAATTATCGAAATGGGAACCATAAAATCGATGAAGAAACTGGTTATCATTACCTACAATTACATGAATTCATGTCTTGTTTTGGTGACGTTAGTTTTACGGGCGGTGATAATTTCGTAGAAGGTTCAAACATATACATTGACGAAAATTATTTGGATTAAAGATGAAGCATTCGATCATTGAAGACTTGTTAAAAAATAAATTTGTTTTGCGTAAAACTACAGGTAGTAAGTTTGCAGTCCATTGTTTGGGTGCACATACCGATAAGTATCCTGTTATGATTGATGTATTAAATGATCGAATCTTTATGTATCGTGATCACGCATCATATTATAAATCATTTATGATGAAAGAATATAACCTGAATCAGTTTATTAATAATTATTATGATTTACTAGAAATTGATGTTGATGTTGAAATGTTGGTGAGAAGCTTTTATTTCACCCCCATCACTATGCGATTTATTCTTAAACATAGTAATCATACAAGTTTAATGAAGTGTCCTGAATACTCTAAAATACGGGAAGTAGTACGTAAATTAAAAGATGATTTTATGACCTATATTAAATCTATTGTCATAGAAGATACATTTATGAAGAATCCTGATATACCGCAAGAATTCAAATCATTTGTAAAAAACACACCAAATTGGCAATTTTTGTGCCAGATGCATACCCTGCCACTAGATATGAAGAAGGCGTACTTACAAGAACGCTTATTACGTAGATTTATACAGTTGCAGAAAACACAAGGTATCACATATGAATCAATTACATAATACGGTTATTCGCTTATATGAAGAAGGTTTTGAAATCCAGAAGATTTCTGACACTAAATTTTATATTAAACATAAGGAATATCCGCTTGCTAAAAAGAAAGTCATTGTTGAATATTTAGGGGATTCTAATTTCATAATGTATCAAGCTTTTGCGAAACGGTTTAGTAATTGGGAATTTAACAACCATCCACATTATGTATTTTTACATCATTATAAAAAACGTATTGAATTTGATTCTGATCGAGTTAAAAAGATTATCAATATAAATGCTGCCAGATCAACCATGAAGTTGTTTATCAAGCATCGCAATTTTAATTATGATGGTGGTTTTGCAATCAAGACTGAATCACATAAGGGTTTATACAATACTGCTATTAAGGATATGGGTGTACTTTTAGAAAAATATCGGTTAAATCCAGACAAATTTATGAGGTCTAAGAATATACCAAATACCATCAAATATGTGTGTAAATCAACCGATGGAGATTTTGATAAATTTGTTTATGGTGAAGGTTGGAATGCAAATACACATTACATACATCGTCTAGTGATGGATATTTTAAGTTATGGAGAAAGCTTATGACCGGAAATAAAGAAACCAAATTTAAGTTTAAAAAAGGCAAAGAATACAATATTAATGTAGATGTTGTTATTTTAGACTCATGGGGTGATGAATGGGAATGGAATAAGGTGTATACAGGCATACATCCTGAATATGGCTGTTATGAATTTATTGATGCTTATGGACATGAATCCAGTTTATTTGATGATGAAATTATATCTTACAACGAACCTGTATCTGCTACCGAAATGTTCCAGATGCATACAAATTATATGAACTTCTATCGTAAAGGCCCATTTCAAGATTTACGATATGCGCAAGAATTGCGTCAGAAGATCGTTAATACCTTGAAAGAGCGTCGATATGTAATTCATGGCGCAGGAAAATTTGAACCTTTTGATTATAAGCTAATGTACGCTATCAGAAACGATATTGATTCTGGCTTATATCAATTTGAAGTTGGTAGTACATATACACTTCAGAATGGCGAATCAATTACGATTATTGCTAGGGATAATTATAGGGTTTTGGGTTCCGATAATATTTGGAGATATGATACGTGTAATGAACAATACAGGTTGAATTTACGTCATGGATTGTGTGTTAATACATCATGGGAATTCCTTGATGGCCGTAATATAATCAATGCAGAACTTGGTAATCGGTTTGAATTGATTCAGGAATTTAAGGCTGAATATGGTTATAGTGATCCAGATATTAAATTAATTGGTAACACAACAAGAATTAATGAAGTATATGATGATTACTTTAAGTTTTTAAAAAGTAAAAAGCTTAAAAACGTAAATCCATATTTCGATCTTTATATTTGATCATATTTGCATATTTCTTAATCTGTGTGTACAATAACCTTATTGAGAAATATGCAGGTATTCTAAAAGGTGATTTAATATGTTTAGTAAGTTATTTGCTGCTTCTGAACCATTAGTAATCCACATCACTAATAATTTCACGCCTAAAGTGTTTGGGATGATTAGTTATGCTTGTGATCATGGGGGTTGGATCAAGTTTGATATTCTTGAATATAACGATGATGAAATGTCAGAATTTCTATTGTTGTCTTCTGTTACTGGTTATATCAAAGTCGATTTCAAAAAAGATCGATATCGCATCACGCCAAAAGGCAAAGAATTCGTTGAACTGATCCGAATGTTGCGTGGTATGTCGGATGCATCAATCGATAATTTCGTAAAGCTAATAAAATCTGGAAAATGATATGTCAAACATTACAACATTAGTTTTATCATCACTTCGAAATTGTATGTGTAAGGCCGCTTTAATAAAATACAATCCAGATATTCATCCAATAATATTTTTGATTAATTTGCAATTGGAATTGAAGCGTATCAATATGAATTATCTACCATTTGATGAATTGGTTAGTGTTTTGTATTGTGATGATATTAATGATTTCTGGCATGTAATAGCGAAAGGGGGAAGAAATTTAGTCACTTTACCATTAGGATATGATGGAACCAGTCACACCCTAATGTTTGTTAATACTATGATGCCAACTGGTAATATTAACATAATTGATTTGCGTGATTGCAAGATGCCTGAATTCACTTGTTATACCAAGAATGGAAAGGCATGTATTCGTGTGGATGAAATCGATCTGATTGATGATAAAACAGATGCCGATATTTTAACCAGCTATCACAGATCATTATTTGAAAAATACAAACAAGAGCGTGAAACAGCTATAAAGTCAAAAAATCGAAATGATTATTCAAAGGTACAATTGTCAATTCGAAAAGAATATTATGAAAAATTGGATGTTGTGAAAGAAATTCCAGATGGTGTTGAATTCACTATTAATGAAGATAAATTTATTAAAGGTATCCCTGTAACTGAACGAATGTTAGTTGATACATTCTGGTTTCCAGAGTAAAGGAAAATAAAAATGCAAATTGAACAGAACTATGTTGATGAACGTAAACGCCAGCGTGATAAGCGTTTAAATAATCAGAAGTCATCAAAATACGATTATGAAGATGCTTTATACGATAATCAGATTGCGAATAATCGCAAAAAGAAAAAGCAGCAGAAATAATCCTGAAAAGATGGATTGTGATTTAATTAAAGAAGACAAATAAACATTTTCAAAACAAAGGGAACCTTCAGGTTCCCTTTTCTTATTTGTACACACACGATATATCTTTACCAAATATGAACATAAATATAAAATCATCCAGTGCAAATAAGATTTGGGATAATTGATTAAAATGAGATTTTACACGTCCGTAAACAGACAAGGTTCTGTGATTTGTCATCGCTATATTGAAGATGGCAAACGACATTCTGAAATCATTAAAACTTATAATTATGACCTGTTTATTAAATCTGAATATTCAAAAGATAGTTATAACATCCATAAGGAACCATTAAAACAATATACATTTGATGATATTAATTCAATGGCTGAATTTGTTAAATCAAATGGTAAACATAATGTTTATGGAAATGTTGATCCTGTAGCACAGTTTATTGCTAAAGAATATCCAAAACCAATGGCGCTGACTAACCATTATGTCACGTTGAATTTCGATATTGAGGTCGTCCACGGCGGCGGCAAGATCAAATATAAAGATTACCATGAAATTAAAGTTCTTCTAAACGACGAAGAAAAATTGATGTCTTTATTCGAATATCGAAAGATTGACTTGAATACGAATACAGCATTGGTGTGGGATATCGAAAAAGAACAATATATAGATTTTGAAGATTCATGTTTCGCGCCATTATCATTGGGTTTCCCTGATCCAAATCTGGCCTTATATGAGGTCATGACTATCTCTGTGATTTCTTCAGTTGAAGATAAAATCTATGTGTTTGGTACAAAGCAGTTTTCAGGTGAACGTACTATTCCAGATAGCAAATATTCAATCGTACACGTCGAGTGTGGTGGTGAAAAAGAATTATTAATTAGATTCATCCAAAAGTGGCGGGAAATCAATCCAGATATCGTGACTGGTTATAATGTATTAGGGTTCGATATTCCCTACCTAGTAAACCGTATCGTTCGGGTACTGGGTAAAAAGTTCACAAATAAACTTAGTCCTTTTTCAGCATCAGTTCAAAATTGTATTAGAGAGCGTCAAACTGATAATGGTGTGGTTTATCAGATTCTAGGCATTACAGTTTTCGATTATCTTGATCTCTATAAAAAGTTTTCACGCACCAATCAGGAAAGCTATAAACTTGATTATATTGGTGAGGTTGAAGTAGGTCATAATAAGGTAAGCTTTGATGAATATGATAATTCCCTGATGAAATTATGGGAATATGATTATAATAAATTTATTCTATATAACGCTATCGATACCCTGATTGTTAATAAACTGGATGATAAACTCAAGTTTATTAGTTTGGCTATCACAATTGCGCATCTAACTAAATCAGATTTAAATGAAGCTACTGGTACAGTAAAGATTTGGGATAATCTGATCTATAACTTACTACTTCATAAAAACATTCAAATTCCGCCAAATATCAAGCATGATGGCGAAGTTGATATTATTGGGGCATATGTTAAAGAACCACTATACGGCCGTCATGGTTGGGTATTAACAAGTGATGCTACATCACTATATCCTATGATCATCCGTATGTTTAACATGAGTCCAGAAACATTGGTGCATCGTGAAGTTGGTAACTCAATTTCAACTAAAGATAAGCGAATTATCGAAGTGTTAGAAGATAATCTATCGTATGTCGATGGGATGATTCGTCTTCAGCCAGATTTTGGAGATAGTGAAGATATATCTAGTTTTGATATATATGATGAAGATTTTGATGTTGAAAAATTAGATATGCTATCCAAGCGTGGATTGATGAATCTGAAGACCAAGATCACTAAAGAAATTGATTATATCGCATCAGGCCATGAATATATTAAGGGTGTAGATAACGTTCTGGATAATATCGATTTGATGATTGATATGAAGAATGATTTATCATTCGCTAAAGAATTAAATGTTACTGTGGCTGGTAATGGTTCCACCTATGATAAATCTGAAATTGGGGTGATTCCTGAAGGTATGACGTTCTTATTCAATTATCGGAAGCAGTTGAAAACAGAAATGAATGAAAAGAAACGGCTTCTACAGATTAAAATTGCTGAACTAGCTGAATTAGAAACGGCGTGATGAAAAGGGGGATTGCAAATATAAATATTCAATCCCCTTTACATATTTGATCAAATTGTATAGTATAGATAATATATAAAACTGTGGAGTTCGGGAATGATAGAAGAATATTTAAATCGAAATGTCAAAAGTGATGCTACCCATAAGGGTACATGTGAACCATTTGAGTTTGCGGCTTGGTTGATATTACCCAATTGTAAAGATAAATATGTTTGGCTTTCTGGTGAATGGGTTAAAAGCGAAATCAATGATCCGATAAAGGTGTTTAAGCTAACATCTATTAAAAAATGAACGGGGTTGTTAATGTCTATGCAAGAATATGATGATTTTTTTAAAGAACATCAAGTTCGATTAAAGCTTGGGCGTAAACGAATTCTTACCCCAACTGTTAAATTTGCACATGATACATTTCTTGAATATATCAAGAATAATGATATGACTTCCATCACTGGTGAACTTGTGGTTGGAAATGAGGTTATTGCTATTTTCTCTGAAGATGGTCGGTTATGGTCTTCGGATGAAGAAGAAATTGTTTTGGATTTTTGAGGTATTTATATGGCTACTGCAATTATTACGATTGGTGCTGTTCTTAGTGGAAAAACCACATTTGCAGAAAATTTACAAGAAAAGGATGATTCTTTTGTAGTCATTTCGCGCGATGATATTCGTTATAGCCTATTTCCTAATGCTACTAATGATTATAAGTTTACGCCTGATGATGAACAAACAATTACTTCTAGACAGTATGATATGATTCGTGAGTGTCACCAGTCGAATAAAAACGTAATTATTCCAAATTCTAATCTTAGAATGGGTCACTTAAAACGGTTTATTCGTATTCTTGAAAATTACAAGTATGATATCAAAATCAAACTGTGTGAAGAACCAAAGTCTGTGATTTATCGCAAACGTGATTTACTTGGAATTAAAATCACTAATGAACATATTGAACGCCAGATTTCATTATATAATGAAGTTAAGCAAAAAGTATTAACTGATGATCGTTATAAAAAGTATTTGATACATTGATATAACCATTCACAATCTGATTTTAAATGATGTGTCATCTCGACTGTTTTAATCATATTTCCATTTATTGATACAATTGCAGATAACTCATTTAGTTCAAATTTTAAATCATTGTATGTATATGTATGCCGTTCATTGATATATCCGTGATAGGTAAAAGGAATATCGTATTGTTGGAAAAAGTTTATTTCGAATTTCTGATGATTAAAACCAAAACAATCATCAAAAAAATCAGTAATGAATTTTATCATGAATTTTAGCAAATGCCTTTATTACATATATTTACTTTATTAGAGAGAAAGGAAAATGGCAATGATTGATTTGTGGGATTTCGATTTCCCAAAAAAGGAAAATAAATCCATATCTCATGATCCTGTTGTTGATGAATATACAGCAGAATTGGTTAAGATTGCTGATGAACGCAACTATTCAACTAATTATGTTGATGCTTTAAGTAAGTTAAATGCACAACAAATTAAATTGGATCGAAGTAAGAATGAGAGGGAAAATCGCATATTAGAGATTAGTGATTTCTTGGATAAATCATTACCACACCTTAATATGTATATTTCTTCTTTTAAAAATAAAAATTCTGATACTTACTTTGCTATATCTAAAAAATTCTTAGAACAGTATTATCCATATGATTATATTGACGATAAAGATTTAACTTATATTTTAAATCGATATGGTATATATAATTATATGGCGATTATAAATGGCAACTTTGGTGCTGGACTGATACTTTTATCTATGGTCTTATTCGCATCTATACCAGCATATACATATTATAAGGTTTGGCTTGCTAATGGAGCAGATTTTTTATTTGGTATGATCATGGCATCCTGTATTGGTTCCATATTGGCCGTTTTATTGTTGATGTATGTTATAGAAAAAATATTATTTTTTATACAGAAGATATATTTCTTAATTAAGAATAAGTGATGGTAATATATTCAATATAATTTGATTATATTTGTAAATATGTTACTATACGCTCAATCTTACAAATGATTAGGTTGTAAATAAATGAATGATGGTTCAGTAGAAATTTTTGAGTTGATTAATTTATATTTACCCAAAGAATATGAATTGAATCTTGCATATGATAACGGGATAATTAAAGAGTGGCATTCAGAAAATCATGAATTTAAAATGACACGTGATATTTATAATAATTATTCTTTAGTAAATAAAAAGCGTATAGTAAGTTTTACGGCAGAATTAATTATTGGAACAGACTGTCAGCATGAAATTATTATTTCAATGTTAACAGATATTTGTATTGATGTGCTGGCTTTGAATTTGGTTGATATCAAGCTATATAATCAACATCCTATTTATATTCTTAATAAGCGAAAAAGCTATGGCGGAATTACCGCATTAGAATATACACATAGCAAAGATATGATTCTTAATAATCATCCTAATTTAATGCATTGCTTAGGTTTGGCCTATGAGAATCAGGTGAAAAAATTGTGTATAAGAGTATAGATAAAATATTAATGTTATTGTTTATGATGATGGGTGCGATCATTATATACTATATAAAAAATCATTGATTTAGGGATGTTAAACATCCCTTATTTTTTTGGACATTTATGATTTATGTTATTAATAAAAAATTCTATAAAGGTAAGTGTGAGATGGTTTCAAGACCTACACCACTTGGAAATCCATATGCGTCAAAAGATAGTAATATCGCAAAATACCATTGTGAATCTTCTGATGTGGCTGTTGCTGAATATAAACAATACCTAATAAAAGAGATTAAGTTGGGTAATAAGTATATTCTGGACGAATTGGTGCGATTATACAAGTTATCACTCCAAGGTGATATATATCTTGGGTGCTGGTGTGTGCCGTTTAATGAATGTCATGCTGAATTTATAAAGAAAATTCTAGAAAATTTCGATCTGGTTTTGAAAATACATCCTGATCTTATTTGACATATATGTTTAAAATGGCTAAGATGTGTATATACATTTTTGAAGGAAAAAATCATGAGCGAAACATTGAAGCCATTAAAATATTTTGAATTCGGGGATTGTGAGGAAAAAGCAAGACTGTATCCTGACACATTCGAAATTCCATCAAAACAAGAAATAGCCGATTTGAAGGTTGGTGATTACGTTAAATTAATCTTTGTCCATAGCCCTACCGAACGGATGTGGGTTAAGATTGACGCGATTTATAATAATCATTCATTTACTGGCAGTCTTGCTAATGATCCAATATTTATTCATATAGTTAAATACGGGGATCGTTTTGCATTTCATGCTAAACACATAGCGAATATTTTAAAAGATGATGAATAACGAGATCGCCACGTTTACTTGCTGAAGAAAGTAATGGGTTTCGTCTATAACTCTGATTACAAATTTATGGAATAACATGCAAACATATCACTCCAAGTATTATACAATTGTTTCTGATATATATTCTCTGAATATTAATCTGAATAACAATGATTATGAATTTATTAATTTACCTTCAATAGAACATGAACTTAGTAAAATAATCGATATGTCCATGTTGGACACACCGCTAAGTATTGGTGTAATAATGGAGATGTTGAATTCATTATTCAATGATATGAATGCGCGCGGCCTAATTAAACCCAAATTGGATCGTATAATTATCACCCCAACAATCGAAATTGATAAAGCACACAAGGAAAAATTTGAAAGATATAAGGCTGTATTAATGCGATCTGTATCTGAAGATTTTGGAATTGATAATACACATGATATAAAATATGTCGTTAATAGATTGACTAATTTATATTCGAAATATAAAAATGTTTTTGCGCTGCGTGTTTGTTACAGTGATGAAAATAAATCGCAAGATCGTTTGTACTCATATATTAACAAATATGAATCTGGATTTGATAATCACGAAGAATTACTGTACAATGAATTAACAGGGAAATATATTCTTATTGGATTAAGTTTCCGAAAAAATGATAATTAATCGTGGGGTTAATATGAAAACATTAGATTTCGTTCTTGCAAATTACAACTTTGAAGCATTTGACTTGCGGGATAAAATCCGCTTGATGGCTTTCTGTGATGTAGAAATTATTGAAAAAAATGGTTGTGAACTTATCAACCCTTCAGAACATGTTCCTTTAGAGTGGACTGAAGAAGTTATTCTAGAACAACTAAAAAACGATTTATCATTTGCTTTTGATAAAGCATTAGATAAACGTGGTATTTCATCGTTTGCAATGTTCTATGTAATCTCTATGTGGAACTACGTTCTAGATGCTGATATTGAACGCACATATGCGCAATATGGCCTACCATACTACAAAGCTACCGCTGTGCATTTCGGATTCCCAAATCCAATTGGGGATGATGTAGGTAACGAATACAAATATTCAGCGGGATCGGATTATTAATAAAATGCGAATATTGTTCATTAGGCAAAATACATGGTTTTCTGATATCGGGGATACTGAAATTTATTTCTTTTATCCTGATGGTATGTGGGATGATGATAAATTAATATTATCTGATGCCTTGGATAAATACCCAAAAGATAAATATGATTGGGTTGAAATAATCGAATATGATATTATTTATTTTAACTTTAGTGATATAGCTAAAGAAAAAGCATATAGATTTTACCCATTTGGTAAATGGGATGGTATTCTTTTATCTGAAATTGAAGCATTGCAGAAATACCCTGAAGATAAATATGAATGGAATTTGAATGAAGATAAGCTTCTTCTAAGCGAAGCATTAAAGAAATACCCAAAAGACAAATATGAATGGAAAGAAATACCAGATGAATAGTAATATATCAGAGTTTTTCAAACAGTATTTTGATCAACAAAAGATTGAAATTAAAATTTTGGTTGGTCATTGTGAAAAAGGTCATTACCTGATTGTCCCTCATATGTTGTTTGGGGCTGATACAATATTTTTACAAAAGGGTCAATCTGAATTTCAGTTAAACCGTGTTCTTGAACGCATAATTGAAAAAACAGTTATCACAAATGCAATGATTAATAAGTTCAAGGAATATCCATATCAGCATATTACTGGGCATTCAGGGAATGGTAATCATCTGATTAAGATTCATCAGATTACATTAAAAATTTCAATCGATATATTAAATGACTGGGCGTTAGAGCGTTATAATGATGTTGCTTCATATATCCTTTTGAAACAACAGGCACATGATGCGAAAATGTATATGCGATGGGTTGAAAGTCTACCTGTAGAAAAGCGACATACTTATTATGGGCTTAGTAAGCCTGAAAATATTGAAGAAATTCGGGATAGGTACGAAATTAGTCGCGACGCTTATGTTAGGGCACGACAAATAGCTAAGAAAAATTGTGGTTCCAAAGAATTATTTGAAACTATGATTCATCATTACTGGAAAGAACAAAATGCTAAAAAAGGTTTACTAATTGAACTGGGTAATACTATTATTTAATTATTGAAATTGTTTATTAGGAAGAAATAATATGGGCCTTGACGCATATAAATATGAAATCGTTACTGATCCGGTTGAAATTGATGACTTAATGAAAGATTACGTAGAATCTGAAGGTTATTTATCTTTGACAAATGATTATCATGTTGTATCACGTTTTGAATTTAATCTTTTCTATCGAAATAATAATCGTATTAAAGATTTATTTGAAAAATTCTCTGATCACATTCAGAAGTATACGATTAAAGATGCGTATGATTATGATGAATTAGAACGCCGTTATGGGACGCTTGAAGATTTTGATATTAACAATCGCAAGTACCTTCGAGAAGAATATAAATCAGTGTTAGAGGGTCTTCGTGGCGAACCGGATGAAGATGATCAGAATAATCCTGATTATGATATATTCGCAATCTATAAGAATACTGATGGAAAGATTCATGTGTTGTTGCAGTCTGATTTACCAACCTGTGTTGTTAAAGATGATATTCTCATATTCAAAGAAGTTGGGTATTGCCGCAAAACGCATAAACAAAGCATTTATAGCGCGTTTATTGGTGATTGTTGGTATGAGAATGATAATTCTGGTTTAGATGAATCTGACGCACGTGTGTTCGTATACGGGCATGAATTGGATGATCTTAAACAACACTTCGAATCAGATTCCCCAATTCAAAGTTGGGATTTAAATGATAATGAAGTCATCTATATTTCAGCATAACTAATAGCGTGAATCCTGAATCATTAAATAAATATAAAACGATTCAGGATTTTTTATGGCTACTGTTGTTTGGGATCAAAGTAATTTAGAAGTTACAAGGGATTATTACATTCGAGAAATAGTTGATTTCAATAATAAGATGATTCAGGCTGGATTGATTGATTATAACCAAAATACAATCGCAATTACGGCACTTCAGAATAATACAACTATATTCAACCAATCACGCGCATCTACCGAAAAATTAAATCTTGGTATTGATTTGGTGAAATTGCATTATAAGCTACCTATTGGAGATGGATCGGTTAAGTTTGCTGATGTGGTTGATAGTGATTATAAAACCATTGTTGAAGAAAGTTATGATTCAACTGAATGTTATTTAAGATTTACTATAAAAATGATATTCAATAAATCCCAAAATACAAGCACTACAGCTATTAAAATTACACCTACTAACATTCCAGCATGTGCGACTATAGCATGCGATTATAATATTTCATTGAGTGATTATTTTGATATATATAATGAACAACGATCATATATTGGAAATATAAATTATGATATTACAAAATCTTCTTACGCAACCAAGAAATCTATCATACATCTAGGGGCTAACAATCTATTTATATCATGGATGTTCCTTAGACACGAATCAACAGGTACATCTAACACAAATACAACTACAGTTCCTAGATTGGTTTTTAATTTATATAGAAAGAATAACAACATTAATGTTTTCACTCCTGATCCCCAAAGTATTGAATCCGGTTCAACATCTCCAAACGGTTATGGTTACAATCCAAAAGTATACACAGTTTTTAAATATGGAACATATTCAGCTACAACCCCAAGTGAAATACTCCAAGGGGTCAATGCAAATGCTATACTTATAAATGAAGATCGTATGGAAATCCGTTATACGTATATGAATTCAAAACTTTCAGTAGAATATAATCCATCTGTATATAGATTATTATATAAGATTGATGTGGATTATCTGTTTAGTTTGATGAATATAATTTCATTTTATAAAGGGGAAAAAGTTAAGATGTCATTTTTACAATATGGTAGATTTACAGACCATTTCAGATGGGCGATTTCTACAAAAGGGGTGACAGAATATAATACTAAAGGAAATACAACATCCTACTTATTTTTAATGAATGATCATCCATGCACAACACAATCGGTAGTATAAAATGAATATAAAATATTTAAATAGTTATCCAATTTATAAAGGGAATGTAAATACAGATAGTAGTGGTGCGGCGATAGACCAAACATCTATTAATAATACTATTCTTGATTTTCATAATGCAATGATTCGTGCTGGTTTTATAAGAACTAATATAACACCACAACTAGATATTCAGAATATACCAGTTTTTGATTATAGGGTTAATAACACTAAAACCTATTTTGAACCAATCGATATATTCACCTACAGCCCTTTAATATATACGTTTAATGATGAATTGAATGTTAGACATCCATTATATCTTAAATTTACATTTTCTCATAAGATGACTACTGGTAGAAATAGTAGTGCTGTGACCAGTAAATTAAACAATACAGTATTAGCCCTATCTTGTACAATATCAAAGACTTCTACATTTGATATTAGTATAAATTTAAGTCCATTTTTCTATTATTCTAGTGCATCAGCATATTATGCTATAGTATCAGATAATAAAATTTCATTTAGTGAAATTTTGAATGATAAAAATATATTATTTATGAATATATGTCCACATTATAGCGTTAGAGAATATAATAACACTCCTTCGACTGAAGGAGTAATGAATAATTTATTTAATATGATACTTAATAGAAAAGAGGACGGGGATGTTATAGTTTTATGTCATAATCAAGTTTCAACTCCACCGTCATCTAGTATCTCGATGGGTGGTACATGTGATGCAAGAACTTATTATTTAGATGCTGATAATACATTATATACAGATGAATTTGGTTATTTCTTTGACTCATTTATCCAATCAAATGCTACTACATTAGATACTAATATATACAGCACACCAGCAGTTTATACTACTCAATCAAGTAATAAGCATACAGATGATATTTTAATTATAAATCGTTCATTTACTGCAAGCAAGTCGAAAAATTCATATTATAAAGTTCAAATGCCAGATGGTTCGGTTAATCGTTATAAACTTATTGGTTATCCAGCATACACTTTCAGATTTTGGGATACGGTAAAATCCGTATTAATTAAAATAAATGATCCTGTGGAAAATGTATAATTATGACAATTTCAAGAGTAGGCGATGCATCCTTATATTCTATATTATTAAAAAATGATATAGCAACTGATGAATTTATTGGTCAACAACCACGGCTTACAATAGAAGATAATGATATTGGGGTTGTAAGTTACACCAACTATCCAATTTTAAATGATGAAAATATTAAAAGATATAGACCAGAATATGATTATGCATCAATTAAATTATTTTCTTATAAAGATAAAGAGGAAGATACAAGTAAGTTAGGTGTGGTATATGAATTAATGGTAGAAATAAAAAATAATTATTATGTGTTAGAACAGACAATATCTTCTAATGGGGACGCTGTATTTAAGAACCTTGCTATTGGTCAAAAATATTATATTCGTGCATCTGATATAGGATCACAGTATAAAAGCCAAATGGTTGATTTCACCCCAACTGAGAAAGATAGTGAGATGGAGATTGTTTTATTAACAACTTATAATCTTGCAAGTAATGAGGGATTTTCTTATTTCTTTCTTTTAAAAAATGTGATTGATGATAATCCATATCTTTATATTGAAAATCAACCAAAACTTTATTTGTATAAAATCGATAGTGGCAAATATGTTATTGTTGGAACCCCAAGTGATAGAGTTATAAAACTTAATATAGAACACGAAAAAGATTTGATGGTTCATCAGGAAAAGATTGAATTAACCATTGAAGGTAATATTGATCCATTAAGACCATCTAATAATATTATATATCAAGCCCCTTATAGATTACTAATGGAATCAGAACCTAATATTGATACATTATTAAATGATGATCCCTACTATTCAAAAGTTATAGTATTATCTGAATATATGGGTGATAGAAACTCAAGCTATGTACTTTACTCATCAAAAGGTAATGAATCATACATTGAAGAATTAATTTATAATCACACTACTACATTTAATCTTGATGGTGCTGTTGAGTTAATTACAAACAAATTTAAGATTAAAAATATTAAAGGTAATTTGAATACTGATGATATATTAATCGCTGGCGCTGAAAGGATGCTTGTTTTAAGTTACAATGCTTCCAGTAAAGAAGTTATTGTGGAGCGTGGTATTGATGGAACATATCCTCAAAAGCATGAAATGGACACAATAATATATGTTGAACAAAATAATATTGTTCAAAATGTGTTTAATAATACCCTAACTAACTTCAATATTACGGCGCGAAGCTTTTCAAGTGAATTGCCTGTAAATGCTATTAATAATATCCCATATACTTCAACAGGAACATTAAGTAAACCGTTTGGTGTGGCTAACTTCACTATCAATGATGAATATTTTGTTTCCCAAGATGTTCAAGGTACAGTTAATTTAAAATGGTCTAGTCGCAATAGGAAGTCTAATCGTATTATTGGTTATTATAATTCGGATAATATAGATGCTGAAAACGGGGTTAGTTATACGGTAAAAATATTAGATACGCGAAATAATATATTAAAAGAAATAAAAAATATATCCATTACATCAATCGATGTGGATATAAATAATATAACCAATAGTGAAATCATATTATATGTTTATGTGGTTAAAGATGGGATTGAATATAATGGATCATTACCACATACCTGTTATATATTATTCAAAAAGGTAAATTTCATTATTCCAAGTCAAAGCACTTATATTCCGCCTGTTGGAATAGTTAATTTCAAATTTACATAATAGGATCATTTTAAAGATGGCAAATATCATCATTGTGACAGAATCACTTTCACATTCGGCATATAACAGAACTCAAGCACTTATATCAAGCTTGGGTCATAGTGTAACTGGGGCTGAATCTGCTAGTGTAACATTATCAACATTGATGCAATATGATCTTATAGTATGCGTTCGTTCAACCACTGTTCTTGCACATTCAGAAGTTATTAAAGAAGCATTTAATGCTGGTATCCCCTTATTGTTGGGTGGTGTACAAGGGTTGCCTTTAGATCAAAGTAGCTCCAATTCAGCGATCACAACTTGTGGATTTGGTGGATTTGTGAACACCCGTGAAAGAGGTATTTTTTATGCAATTAAAACTGATCCAATTCTGATAGATGCTGGTGTAACGAATATACCCACTTCTATAGCACCATATACATCACCGGATTTCGCTTTCGGTATAAGAAAAATGGATATCACCACATCTGCTGTAATAATTGTGCAAGATAGCTCTGTTAATGATGAAGTATTCATGGCTTACGCTAAGCGTGGTGATCTTGATATACACGGAAACCCTTTCCCAGCCAATATAATGTTTTGTGGGTTTTTGTATGGGGGACAGGTAGAATATACATATGTGGGTACAGAGATAGTTAGAAATGCTATAGAAGCAGTATTAAAATCAGTAGATTATATTATAGAAGGTACTGTAAAAGATGAAAATGACAATCCTTTAGTTAGAACTATTCGCGCATACAGACGATCAGACGGAAATAAAGTCACTGAAATCAAAAGCGATGTGGGTGGTAATTACAAAATTTACATGTCTGATGAAGATTATTACACCTTGGTTTGTTTGGATTTAAATGATAATACTAAGAATGCCGTTATCCAAGATAATGTTAAGGGTGTTTTATTATAATTTGCAAATATAATTACAAATATGATATATTGAATCCTATACAAATTTGTATGGGATTTTTATGTTTGTAATTTATGATAAAGATGTGGTAGATGATCCGGTTGAATTGATACACTCATATATTTCTTCTGGAAAACTTTACTGCAAGTATGGAAATGAACCATACAAAATTGTAGATACTGATGAATTACGAAATCATCTATTGAATGATTTTTATGATATACATGAAATGATTCATATTGTAGACGATGATATGATCGAGTTGGTCTATCACGATAGATATTCATGTGAATTCATCACTTATCTGGTAAAACAATTCTGGCCGACATTACATATGGATATGATTGATGAATTTTTTGAATCAAATACCGACATGAATTATCTGGAACGTTCATGGAGTCATACGAAACTAATATATGAAAATTCTTATCAAGTTGGAGCTTATGAATGAGTTTTGATATCGAAAAAGAAGTAGCTAAATTTGAAAGTGTTCATAACATCGAAGGTTATGAAAAAGATACCATATTTGCTGTCATGATGATAAAGAAAAATAAAAGCTTTATCAAAAGTTCAGTTGCGGAAAAGAATATTAAAAAACGAGTTACACATGCTACTAAACTTATAAAACAAGCATATCCTAATGCTGATACAAATATGATTCGCCGTGAACTATTTAAAATAGGAATCTTTACACCTTTCGCAACATTCATATTTTGTTGTATTGCATATGCATTATTTTCATTAGGTATTATCGCTGGCATCTGTAATATTGCAAATCAAATGGTGGATATTATTTTCGTATCTGCCTTATACCTTGGTATTTCTGGATTTATTTTTTTCATATACACCTATGAATTAGTGGAAGACTTATGACAAATGTATATTTTCATGCGGATGCGCATGCTGGACATAAGAATGTTCATCGCTTTCGCCAAAAGTTTGAGTCAGAACAAGAACATTTTGACTTTATTGCTGATCAATATAATTCAACAGTTCGAACAAAAGATGTTGTGTACTTCCTTGGTGACGTAGCTTTTACCAAAGAACGTTTGGCTGATATTGACAAATGGAATGGTCGGAAGATTATGATTCTAGGTAATCATGATACTGACAAAGAAGTTGGAATTCGTGATTTAATTCATGTGTTTGAAGAAGTGCATAGTTTAAAGAAATATAAATCGCATTTCTGGTTAAGTCATGTTCCTGTTCATCCAGATGAATTACGTGGGCGCTTCAATGTTCATGGGCATATACATAATCATATGATCACATTACCCAATGGTGAGTTAGATAATAGATATTTCAATGCATGTATTGAACATCATAATTACAATGTGGTATCATATGATCAAATTAAATCACATTTTGGAATATAATATGAGCGATGAAATTCTTAAAAAGATAGAAAAATTTGAAAAAGAAATGGGGTCAAATTTATATGATGAAGATACAGTTGCAGCTATTGCATGTATTCAGGGTAAAAAAGCTTCTATTTTAAATTCTGTGTATGGAAATTCGTTATATAAACGGAATGAAGCTGCAATGAAAAATTTACTCTCTCATTTTCCCAAAGCAGATAAGTATATTATTGAAAAAGAATTGATTAAGATTGGTTTGCCAACTAAGAATAGCAGTAAAAGGAAATTGCGGATGTGGTTATATCTAATTATGATTCCCATCACCATTTTTGCAATTATCCTAACATTTCCTCTTTTAAGCTATGTTTCAATATTGATATTTGGCGCGACCGCTGTGTTTTTATCTTATGTAATTTATGAAATTGCTTGCATCGAAATTAATCATCACGGGCTGTGAGGTTTATGTATGAATATTGAAGATTTGGAAAAAAGGTTAAATTATATAGATAAGTCATATAACTTAACAAAGGTTGAAGAAGATACTTTTGCAGCAATTGTTTTATTAACCGAAAAAAAGGTGGGTCTTAAAAGAATTGCGCGCAAACATAAATTGGCAGATCGATATAAAGTCATAGCTTCGATTATTAAAAAAGAATTTTCCCATTGTGATCTAGAAGATATTAAATGGATATTATTTAAGCATGGATATATGAAAAAATCATTTATCCATCGCGTAGTGATTTGGCCTTCTATTATTAGTTGGCTATTATTTTTAGTATATTCTTATATGTGGTTAGAAATCAAAGTATTAATTATATTTATTTTATTTCTATCTATTTTTGTGTGGGGTATAGCTCTTGTATATATTTCTGATCGTTTAGGATTAGATTAATTTTCAAAATAAGAACATATATGTTATAATTATGTTTGTTAATTTTACAATTTACTTTCTATTGGAGATGGAAATAATGCTGAAAAAAATTTTGGCAGTTGGACTAACTTGTGCAGTGATGTTGTTTTCTGGATGTCAGCGAGTAGAACCAAACCAAGCTGGTGTATTAATGACTAACTATGGTAAAAAAGGAAAAGCTGATTTCCAAATTGTATCTGGTAAAGTATACACCCTATGGGCTGGTACGGAATTATATACTATTCCATTATTTGATCAGCGTAGTGCGTTTGATAAAAACGTTATTTTAAAATCTGCTGATTCTACTGAATTTGTTGTCAAGCCTATTTACTCATATCGTGTTATTAAAGATCGTGCCATTGATGTCGTGTTTGATAATAAACAAGCAATGACAGGCGATGATGGGAAAATGAAATCTATTGAAGAAAACATTTTAAATCCCCGCATTGTTGATATCTTACGTACATCACTGTTAAATCAAAAATCAACTGATTTGATGGGGGAAGGCGGAAACCGTAATTTTAATGAATTGATTCGCAAACAAGTTAATGAAGAATTTAGTAAACGTGGTTTTGAACTTATTACATTTAGCGCCATGCTTGATTATTCGGCTGAAGTAAAAGATATTATTGATCAACGTAATCAAAGTAATACATCTTTGGAAACGATTGAATCAGACATCAAAAAGGCACGTCGTAAATTGGAATTAGAAAAGATTAATACCGAAATCGCTTTGATCAAATCGGAAGGTTTGACAAAAGAAATTCTAACTGAACAATTTATTAGAAAATGGGATGGTAAATCAAGTTTGTATGGAAATACGCCTGTTACACATTTAGCAAAATAATTAATAAGGGCCATTCAAAATGGCCTTTTTTGAGGATTTAAATTTGATTTTATATAATTTTATTCTAGCTATATGTTCTGGTGCTATATCCATCATGGTAATTATTGGTTTTATTTTTAAAGAAACAGCGCCTAATTTCTGGACTATTCTTATATGGTTTATTTGTTTGTTTAGTGGTCTTTTATTAGGACAGTATTTATTTTATTAATATGATCAAATTTGAAATAAGGGATACAAATATGTATCCTTTTTATTTTTTATAGGTATAATGTAACTTAATTTTAAACTATCATCGAGTTATATTAATGGATATAAGTGTTACAGAAATTAAAGATTATATTTCTAAAGCATACAAAGATATCGGTATGATTCCAATCAACGGCCAAGATTCAATCGTTGAAAGAATTTTAGTAGATTTCTTCATCAATAAGAAAAGAAATGTTATTGCATCATTAGACACTGGATTTGGTAAATCAGTTATTGGGGCTGTTGTTGCAAAAGTATTTTCATACGTAGTTGAAGAAGATTCTGAAGATCGTGTATATCCATCTATGATTGTTGTACATAGTAATTCGCTTGTAAAACAATATGGAGAAACTTTTAATAAATTCAATCCTACTGAATTTCATCAAATCATCGGGGCTAATAACTATCACTGCGAAGCTGCCACGGCACTATCTAAAGAAGGTGAAGTATTAAATGCTGAAGATTGTTTTGAAAGTATTGCTGATGAACAAATCAAAAAGAAATACTGCATGGACTGTGAATATAAACGTGCGAAATCATTTGTTAATAACACTGACTGTCTAATCACGAACTATAGTTATCATTTCATTAGTCGTATGGTTTCCAATCATGTAGCCAAACGCAAGATTATGATTTTTGATGAAGCACATAATGTGAATGAAGTATTTTGTGATCATAATTCTGTTCACGTTTCACAAGAAAAATTAGAAAAGTATATTGATGAAACTAAGCTTTATTTTGCGGTTGAAACTAAATCTCAACGTAAAGTATTGCGCGACATCCGTGACCAACTAGAGAATAAAGAAATACGCGAATCCAACTACGTTAATTCATTGCGGGATTTAATGAATGCTTATCGTGGTATTTCTAAAATATTTAAAGATAAAAATACAGATAAATCAGATATTGAAAAATATATGAAATTAAATCGTATTATGAAGAAATATGATGATCTTGCATCAAAGATTAATGATTTATTTATTTTTAAGTATGATCATGCATTTGATGGGTATGATCCAGAAAATAAAAATCATTATGGTGACAAATACCCACGTGAATTCACAATAAAACCAATTTTTGTGGGTTCTATGTCAGATAAAATCATGAGTGAATATAATCTATTCATGAGTGCAACTATTTCTGATGAATTTATGGTTACAACGATGGGGTTGAAGCCAGAAGAAACATCATTTATTAAATTGCCACCTATTTATGATCCAGAAAACAAAACGATTGTTTTTTCTGGTGCACATAAGTTGAACTTTGCAGCAATGAAAGATCAGGCCGTATTGAATGATCTGTGTGAAACAGTTAAGACGATTCTGGATGATGCGCATAATGATAATTATAAAGGTTTAATCTTAACGCCTTCATTTGATGTAACTGAAATGATTGCGAATATTGTTCCGCGCCATACTAAAATATTTCAACATAAACGTGGAACTAAAATTGATCCATTGATCCAGCAATTTAAATCATATACGGGTGGTTCCGCTGTATTAATATCACCTTCAATTTATGAAGGTTTGGATTTTAAGGATGATTTTTCACGGTTCCAAATTATTTTTAAAGCGCCTTATCCATCACTGGGTGATAAGCGTATGAAATATATCGCAAGTAATTATCCGAAGGTTTACCGCATCATGACATTGATGAAAATTGTACAAGGTGTTGGGCGTTCTGTACGTAATAAGGATGATTGGGCAATCACGTTCATGCTTGATAAAAATGCTGAAGAATTATTTAATTCTAATTTGAATGTTTGGTATGATCAATTTAATGTGATATAAAAGGATGCAAATATGAAAGTGATTAATGATCAATCTAATATGTATAATTTTTATAACAAGTTGAAAGAATTGTTGGCGACTTATACGGAAGATGATTTAAAATTTGCTGAAGCAGCATTACCGAAAGGTACGGATATCAATAAATATGCTACTATCTATGGTATAAATTACCAAATCAAAAACTTTGAAAGTTTACATGGGTTTGTATTTTATGCCGTAATTGATAGATTACATAATAAGGTAGTCATTGAAAAAATGATAATGGAAGCAAAAGAAGTTTAAAAATAGGTGAATTATTTTGACATAAATAAAATAGTTCACCAACATCCAAATGTGGATAATTTAGAACATATTAATCGACAATTTTAATTACTGAATGTAATAATGTAAGTCAATGGAGTAAAACATGAAAGAATTAGTATCAAAAATCGGCGCGCTTAATGCAGAACCAAAAGTAGAAAAGAAATTAGTTAACCATCTAATCTTTTTAATCGACAGTTCATCATCTATGCACAATCTAGTTAAGACTGTCAAAACTGTATTTGATAAGACTTTTAGCGAATTCCAAAAACTGTCAGCAAATGACGGTCAACAAATCAATCTATCAATTTACCGTTTTGGTTCTGATATCGATCGCGCCTTGTATAACAAAAATATCAAATATGCAAATGAAGACTTGAGTTTCTATGCGAATGGTATGACTAAATTTCGTGATTGTATCGCTAAAGCAATTGATGATCACTCACATATCAAATCTACTGAAACTGAAGATCATAGCTTCCTGATGTATGCTATTACTGATGGATACGATAATATGTCACAAATCACCACATCAGCCCTTGGTGCTAAAATCAATAAACTAAGTGATGATTGGACTGTTGCAGCTTTGGTTCCAGATGCACAATCAATGTATGAATGCAAAAAAGCTGGTATTCCAAGCGGTAATATTCAGGTATGGGATATCACTTCAACTAAAGGTTTTGAAGAAGTTGGGGAACGTATTGCAGCATCTTATATGTCATATTCTGATTCCCGTTCGACTGGCACACGTTCAGTAAGCAATCTGTTCCAATTGAATACTGATCAATTAACTAAGAAGAAAATTTCATCTGAATTAAAACAGGTTGATGGCTTCTTATTTGATGCTAAAGAAGATGTCGTAATCAAAGACTTTGTTGAACGTTCAACTGGCAAATCATATGTTAAGGGTAAAGCTTACTATGAATTAGCTAAGAGTGAAATGATTCAATCAAATAAAGATATCGTGATCATCTCTAATGTTGATGGTAAGCGATACGGCGGCCAGAACGCACGTGATGTACTTGGATTGCCAGATTACGCCGTAAAGGTAAAAGTAGGCCAGTTTGGGGACTGGAAGGTATATGTACAATCAACCAGCGTGAATCGTAAAATTAAAGAAGGTACAAGCGTATTTGTGATCCAATCTTAATTAATTAAATAATTAGAAAAAGCATCCAGATGGGTGCTTTTCTTTTTGACAAATATGAATCATATATGTAATAATTAATTATTAGATAATCTGTTGGGATTTATTATGGGATTAGAAGCTGAATATTGCGATTCAACAACGCAAGTCGCGGTGGATAAAGCAGAGTTTCTTGAAATTTGGAAGTCCTTTCGATTTTATAAAGAAAAAAACAATATTCAATTTGAATATGATTCACGTTGCGCCGCGCCACACTTAATCTATCAAAATAAATTGATGGAAGCTGGTATGAATGGTGATAAGCGTCGTGCTGTAGCATCTGAATTATACCATGTAAATACAGCTAAGAAAGTGAAGGATGCCTGCATTTGTCCATCTTGTGGGGGTGAATTCATTAAGGGTAGTTACCAGCAAAAGTTTTGCAAATCTAAAATTAAAGGTCGATCTTCTTGTAAAGATTTCTTCCATAACTTTGTCAATCCATCACGCATGGCTCGTCTAAACTGGGATGTATAATATGAAAGTTTATTTGGATGTGAATAGCTTATTCGATAATATTGATTTAGATGAATTCGTGGCTGATCTAGAGGATCATAATCAAAAATTGGTTAAGGGCACAATCAAGGTTGCTGGTGGTTTAGAAGCAGCTAAGGACTTGCTTAAAAATCGACCTGAAGGTTGCAATGCCTATGATATTATGGATCAATATTATGGTTATCTGGATGACTGGTTTATGGTTGACCACAATATTACTATCAATCTTGATGATCTTGAATTAGCTGTCAAGGATTTCGATAATGAAAAATGAGAATATAACTAATATTAATTTTCGGGACATGAATATTTCCGTAAGTTCATTATTAGAATTAATTAATGCCGAAGAAATAAAATTGGAATACTTTATCAATAAGCCATATTCAATTTGGGATAATTCTAAAAAAAGCCAATTCATTGAATTATTTCTTATACGCGCTCCTATAAGGGATATAATTCTTCATGATGGTATTCATAACTTTTCAATTATTGATGGTTTAATGCGACTATCCACGATTTATGATTTCTTTAATGATGGATTTGAATTAGTCGATTTGAAACTTATTCATGAATTCAATGGCAATAAATATTCAGATTTGAAACGGGCTTTTCAACGGCGCATAGAAGAAACATATTTACATATCTATTGCATAGATTCCATAAAAGAACCAGACCTTGCTATTCGGATAGCATCCAACTATCTGTGATTTTTGACAAATATAATCTAATATGTAATAATTTACCTAGTGTAATATATTAATGGATATATGATATGTTTTATTTTGATTATAAGAGTATTCATCTTGAGTGTACTAAAAAATCCTTAATTGTATTATTAAAAGCTGCTGGGTTATATGATTTTGTAGAGAGAGTGAAATATGTAACTGATACTAATCCTGTCAAAATGTTTAAACAAATTGGAATTTCCCGTGGCGATGCATTTCGCATAATGTATTTTGATGATAGACTTCCAACAATGGAAAATAAGGAATTAGTCAATTATATTGATTTTGATTCATGGGAGTGTTTTAGTAAAAGACCACAATTAAAAAAGCAATATAAAGTTGAATTCGAAAACCGGAGAAATTTTCCTATATATACTCAATTATATTGGGCTAGATATATATTATGGACTAAACAGACTACTACTTTAATCCATAGTAGCAATCAGAATATGCGAGTGGATATATCTAATCGAGAATTAATATTATTTTTGGATAATATAGTACCGAATTTAACCGATGATCTTACTCCACAACAATACGTAGAAAATTGCGCAAATTATCTAGATGAGTATATTCTAATTTATTATCGAGATAAAATGACAGTTGATTATAATGCAAAAACGACTGTTCCAGAATATATAACTAATCATTGTTTCACTAATATACATGTGATCAAATCAGTTTGTTCAATGATATATGTGGGAAATAAAATGAAACACTGTGCATCAACCCCATTTAACTTAAAGAACTTTGAAAATGGTCATTTATTTGTACAGATCACGACTAATGATCCACGTGTTCCAGAATATACTGTTCACTATAAATGGTTTTTGAATGGTATAGTTGAAATAAAAGATTATTCTAGAAAATCAAATGGTGTATTTCCAGTAGACTTTGATTTTTCAGATATGAGTAATTTTAGAGATATGTTGAAACAGCGTCTTATAGATGCAAGCTGGGATAGACTATGATCACATTCTATCGTGTAGAACATCCAAGCGGGAAATTCCTGTACGTGGGTAATGACACTTTCGTAAAAGCTTCTGGCCTTGAAGATCATAATTATGATTCATTCCATACTGGGATAATGAATGATATAGATAAAACGTACTATAAGCGTCAATTATATGATACTTTTAAATGCACATTGGATAATCCTAATAATAAAGTATACGATGATGTGCATGATGAATTTTATAAAATCATCGAGCCGTATTTGCGTAATAAATCATTCCGTTGTTTCTTTAATAATCTTGAATCTTTAAAGAAATGGTTTTCACAGGATAATTTACGCGCAATTAAAAAAGGCGGCTATCAATTAATTAAATATTCATTCGAAGTGGATTTTGATCCGCAAAAGATATTTATTTGTGAACATCAATCGGCCATTGATATTGAATATATGGAACGTGAAAGCACAATTAAAGAATTAATTAATTGGGATGTAGTTATTGATAAATCTTTATCTGAAAGATTCTGTGATCACATTCGTTCCATGACTGATGAAGAAATATATGCACGTGCACAAACCGCACCAGATTGTGGATTTGATGTTGATTCATTTTTAAGAAATAGAGAAATTATAGGATTCAATTAAATGGTTACATGAAAATAATATGATTCACTGGGATAATTCACCAGAATTCAAATTATTCATTTTTCGAACTTCAAAATAAAAAGGAAAATTAATGACACAATTGCATGCTAAACATAAAATGCGTGGTCGAATTACAAAACGTGTTTGTCCATGCTGTGATGATTTAGTCAATACCAAAAAGCGTTATTACTTATCAAAAGAATCATTCCGTGATGAAATTATTCACGGGATTCAGGAGTCGGATTTTATTAATGATATTACAGACCAGTGTGAATATCTGTATAAATACTTTCCATACGATAAGATCAATGTTCGCTTTAATTTTATATTCGGGGAATACTTTGTATACCTGAATGATTACACAAAATGGTATCGTCTGGATGATATCGATGACGCATTGGCTTTTGGCCTATGGAGTGACATTGATACGGATCATATGACGATTGAACAATTACTACGCATCAGGAATGATTTTGAAGCTGTCGATGCTGAAAACTGGTATGATGTGAAATATGTACCTAAAACTTTACGCTGGCGGCATAATAAACATTAACTAAAGGAAATTCATCATGTTTGATTTAATTGAAGTTGCTGAAGTAAACCATTTTATTGAATATGATGAATCCTTTCATAAGACATTTTATATCACTATTCGCCTGAATAATAAAACCCAAAGCTTTGTCATGGGGGATTTGTGTGAAGGGGATTATCAACCAATTCCTGAATATAAAATAGTACATAATATATGTTTAATAGGGGATTTCCAGTGTGACTACACAAAAGAGAAATTAGAAGAATTTTGCTTGTTAAATGATATTTGTTTAAGTTGGTATGAAGATTACAGCGAATGGAGTGAATATTTGATTTACAACGATCCTGAACATATGTATTATTATCAGGAACATATTGCTGAATCATATGGCTACAAATAGGAACATATATGGTATACAAATTTGAAGTGGAAATAGCCCGTGATAAATTAAATTTAATTGGAAGTGCTATTCGCCAATATTTCACTATGTATTATAGTGATGTGCATGGATTAACATTTAAGATGAATGGCCCTTGTAATCAGAAAGATTGGTTGTTGATTGATGTATCTCTAATCAAGCCAGAATTCGTTAATGTGTGGCCGCTTGAAGTTATGATTCCACAAATATTACATCGCGTTCAATATTTGCCGAAAGCTGATGCATCTGATTACGATGATTATGACGTTAGCATTGAACAAACAATTACTGTATCTGTGACTCCCCACGGAATCGAAATCCGTCCTACTTTCCAGCATTACGGAAAATAATATGATTGATAAGAATGGGGAGAATATCAAAGCTGGCACACCTGTTAAAGTAGATATGTTTAATATTCATGATCATGGTTTGGTTGTTCGCTTTTGGCATCGCGTCATATTTGATAAGAAAGAAGATGTTGCTGAAGTCAGATTAAAATCTGGTCGATTCATAATGGTAACTTCTAAATATTTGGTTAAGGAATTCTGGTGACAACATGAAAGATAAATATGGTGTTGAATTAGCTGTTGGGGATCATGTTGTTATTTCCCAATATAATATATTCACAAATAGAACTACATTTGAAAAAGCTGTGATTACTCGATTATATACAGTAGTTTCCGTTGACAATGAAAATTTAAAAACTGAAGGTGCTGATGTCGATTTAATTAATGGTGAACAATCCGAAGCATTCACTAAATTTATTATCAAGATTTAAGGATATAACATGGTATATCTTCCATCAAATATATTCATTCGTTTCTTTGGTATCGAAGAAGCACAAGTTGTCGTTATTAATACCCAAGCATATAATGATCCATATTACATTTATGATGCTGGTCTTAGTTCTAGTATCATGGTTGATGTTGGAGAATTAAAACAATTCGTTAAATCAATTGAATTAGTGAATGAAGAAGGTTCCCTTGATGACGCGAAGGATCGATTGAAATTCATGCGTCGAATGATGGATAGAAATGAACGTTTAGAACAGGCCGTAATTGATTACGAATTATGCTACCTGAAGGAATACAAATGAATATTATTTACGCGAAGCACGGGATGTCGATTAAATGTTAGATTCAATTAAATTATATTTGCATATATTCGAAGATTATCATAATTGCGAAACATGTGGTCTTAATTACGGAACCATTTATACACTATCTGAATATCCTTTCGATAGTGATGAAGGCCATAATTGTTTTTCATCTGGCACTGGCGCAAGTTGTTATGGTGGTAAAGATGGTACACTTCAACATGTGATTGATTACATCAATAGTGCTTACATCAAAGATATTAATATTGATCATATGGGTAAAGATGATTTGTCTAGAGATATGACATATGAAGAATATCAAGAACACTATGATCGCGCTATAATCAAATGTTTTGCGCGGCATGGTATTGACCTACATATCACACGTGATGAAGCTACTATTGATAACGACGATGATTATGATGATTATGATGATTATAATGATCCAGATGATGAAGGTGTCGTGTAATGTTTGAATGGTTATTTGGAAAACCAAAAGATAAATCGCCGTCAGAAAGTATTTCGGAATCCATTGTAAACAAATGGTTCGAAGTAAAAGATTTCAAATTTTATGATAGATTATTATATACAGATGGTAAAAAATATTATTACATTGAAAGAATTCATCATATACGTAAATCAAAATATAATTTAAGAACAATTGATGGTGATTTGATATCATCGGTTGAATATCTATCAGGGTGTTATAATTATTCAACTGATTCAAAAGAAGATGCTGAAATATTTGGTCGATTAAAAAAGGTTGATGAAAAAGATTTATGTAATATATATCAATCTATTAAAAATAAAAGTCAATTTTATGATATTATTATTGATCACACTGTATATGGTAATCATACGCACCTAAAATTTGCTGTTGATGGATATGTACTCATCAATAAAGAGTTATTGATAATTCATAGAAAGCAACCCCAAACATGTAAACCATATCAATATCTAGCGCATAAGTATTCTATTAATGTTAATACTGAAACGGTTATTGATTCTAATAAATCCGGTCGCGAATGGTTTATTAAAAGATTACTCAACGGTGATGAATTAAAGGGTGAAATTATTAGCGAGTCTGAATATTTGGAAAAATATCATCATATTTTAGCATTACATTCGGCTGCAAAGATTGAAGAAGTTAAACAAAAATTTCTTAAATTTATTCAATGGCACTTGGATTATCATCGGAATGTGAATAAATCTTTGGAAGCTAATGCAGCCGATCCTATTCCCCCTATTGATACATATGAAAAATTTGAATTATTTATTGAAGTTAAGAAAAATTACTTTGATATGTTAAAATATCCAGAAGATATACGGGTTGATGAACATTATCCCAAATCACCAGAATTTAAATTATTCGCCATTAATTATTTTGAAAAAGGAAACAAATAAATGACTACTTTATATGAAGAAATGAAATTAGATTTGATTGAATTCCGTCGTAACCGCGATGTAAATCGAACTAAACTACTTCAGACATTAATTGGGGAATTAAATACCCAAGAAAAAAATAATGTCGTAATTGATGATGCATATGTGATTAAACTGGTTAAAATCTTTATTAAAAATAATCAGGAAACACTTAAAAATGCTAAATCTGAAGAAATGATTGAACGTCTTGAATTCGAAAATGAATTCATGGAAACGTATTTACCGCACATGTTAACTGAAGATGAAGTTAAATCTATTATTCAAGATAAAAGTTTAAATGATCTTGCATTCGGCATGAAATATTTTAAGCAGCATTATAACGGCCAATACGACGGAAAAATGGTTTCTGAATTATTAAAGGCGGCACAAAAATAATATTTTCGCCAATTTGCAAATATGAATCATATTTGATACACTATCATTATCGAAGACATGATGGTGTTTCAGATATGAAAACTTGCTATTACATGAGCGTTGGTGAAAAAACTTACTACTACACTCTTAACGCAACTTACGTCCATACTTCTTACATCCCACGTGACTAATATGATGGCGGGTATGCAAATTTGATTTCGTATACACGTTTTGTTATACTCCATTCATCGGATAATCTATGGGAATATCAAGATGTCACAACATACTTTAGCAGCAAAAGAAATTCGCAAATTCCTTAAAGAAAATAAGATTTCTGCTTCCGTTCGTGGTAAGGCATATACAGGCAGCACATGTGTTTATGTTGATCTACATGATGCGAATCCAGACCAATTCAAACTGGTTGATGAATACGTCAAGCGTTTCCAGAAGGGTTCATTTGATCCTATTCAGGATTTGTATGTATTCGATAATGTGGATAAATCATTACCGCAAGTTAACCATGTTTGCATCGAACGTCAATTTAGCGATGAAATTCGCCAGAAAACACTTGATAAGCTGCATGTTGAACAACCATATGAATACAAGGATGTTCCAACTGTATACCGCGAATTATCACACGATACTACTGATATTGATGGTGATTATGTTACGTCTTCTATCCGCATGGTTCTGACAAATCACTACTTATATGAAAACTTTTGGAAACTGGTGTGGGGTATTCACTAATGCGTATTAAACTAGCAGATATTTTTGACAAAAGCATTCTTTTCTATGTCCCATCGTTTGGGGAACTTACTGCATGGATCATTGATGATCGCGTCAAATTCGTTAATTCATTTGGTACAGTTAAACTGATGTGTGACTTGGATAGTCGTTTTGATGTGTATACTGATGAACATGGTGATTATATTAAATTTGAAACTCAAGCGTATACTCATAAGGTTTACCCGATCCGGCGTGAATTTATTAAATTAAAGGATTAATATTATGAATATAGAATTTAAAAAGGGTGATTTTGTTGTAGTTCCAAATGGTTTTTTTTGATTGGTTATACAAGGTAAATTATCATTGTACCGATAATAGAATTATGCTTTATAAACATGATAAACACCCTAATGATGTAGCTTATCAATCATGGCCTAAGATCAATGAAGTTAGAATAGCTACTAAAGAAGAAATTAAAAATAAACGACGTGATAATTTGGATGTGTGAAAATGAATCTAATTGAACAGTTAGGTGGCTATGACAAAGCGAAACGCGCGATTGAAAACGACGTTCTGAAAGATCATGCGCCATACACGTATGAAACGGCACAGCGCGAACTTTTAGAATACCGCCGTGTACATAATAAATATGAATGTGGTGATTACGTAGTTCTTAATGTCGGTAGTCGAGTTTATAAAATTGATCATATTTATAAAAAAGAAGTTTGGCTTGATAGTGCCAAGGAATCGTTGGATATTGTGAATATAGATGATATTTCTCGACACGCCACCAATGAAGAAATTGAAGTGCAAAAAATATTGGAGAAAAAGAATGGATTTGGTTAAACAGTTAGGTGGCTATAATAAAGCTAAAGAATATCTCGAAAATCTACAAAAGATTCATTCACATGAACAAACAGAAGATACTATTGTTTGGCTTCCAAGGGCTTTACTTGAATACCGCCGTGTACATAATATGTATGAGGAAGGTGATAAAGTAGTCATGAATGATAAAAGGCGCGCACCTACATTGTGGACTTGGGTTCATGTTACTAATTGGCGACCTAATTATTCATTATTAAGTTGTGGAGATAATCTATTGTATCCATTTGGTAATAATGAGTTTCGACATGCCAGCGATGCAGAAATAGAAGCGTGTAGCCGATCATGAATAAAGATATAAGTGTTCGCGTGGTAGAATTAGATGCATTTAAGGAAGGTGATGATGATATATCATTAATTAAAAATCTTGGGGGATATGATCAAGCAAAATGGTTTCAAAAACAAATGATAATTGCTGAATCAAATGGTATTGAACAAAATGGCAATGGGTTATTATTATTTTCATTATTGGAATTAAATAAACAAATCGATCAATATGAAAAACAAAAGGGAATTAATTAATTCCCTTTTCTTTTTATGATCGTTTCCCTGTTTTAATTTCATCATCTGTTGCTGAATTGACATATAGACTAAATGATGAAAATCTTTTCTTATCAACATATTTACCAAAGATGTTGTCATATCAAATTTGATTTTGTATATATATGTTGTTATAATCCAATTTAATTTATAACAGAGGAATATTATATGGATATTGCTGTTTCACCACGTAAACTTGCAGTTATTGAAATTAAACAATACTTTAAAAAACTTGGTATTAAATCTATTGTACGTTCAGGTATGAAGACTGCAAAGATGATTTACATCGATGTCGTTGATGGTGTTGAAAAAGCAAATGTGAAGAAAGAAAGAGTTCCTTATATTAGTATAACGCACGATGAATTCCCAAAATCGGATATCAATAATATTAAGGCTTTTATTGAAAGTATCCAAATAAAACACATGATTAAAATTGTATCATTAAAAGAACGAATTCCGTTCTAAGTTCTAATAAAAAGGGAATCAATTGATTCCCTTTTCTTTTTATGATCGTTTCCCTGTTTTAATTTCATCATCTGTTGCATGACGAATGATATTACCTAATGGCAACACTTCATCAAGCCAACCAGATTTAAAATCATAATCTATAATGGTGTGAACTAATTCAAATTCCCAATCGTATAAACCATTAATCGTTTGATATTGATCACACCAGCAAAAATTATCACCTACTTCAAAAATATTATTAGTGCGTCGATAATTTAATAACTGGCGTTCCAAGGTATAATTCATATAATAGATACTATCTTCATCATTATATATTTCTTTGGCTACAGCATAACTACCAAACTTATCAATCAATGATGTCATCCTGTAATCCATCCACTTAATTTTTTAAGTTGAATTGGATGATATTCTTTATTCCGTTCAACTTCTTCTTCAGGGATATTCAAATATGAATCACAGAATGATTTATTTAGTGAATGGATATGAACAAGAAAATTTTCCCACATTACACATGGTTCATCATCACTCATAAAGGTTCCGATCATACAATCTGAAACATCACGGTCATAATAAAAGTAGAAATAACGGTCGCAACCACAGCTTTTAGATAATGCTAGAATAATAATATCATCTTGATATGCTGATAATACGGGATGATGAGTCTTGTATATATCATTAATATCTTTTTCGCATGGATGTCTATATCGATTTATGCCAAAAGCACCAAGGATTTTTACGTGATTAATATATCCATTTAAAAAGGTATGTGAAATATATTCCCATAAAATACCTTCCCCAACTTCATTGGCTAATAAATTATCACGCGATGGATCAGGGAATTGTATAATATCCCCGCCAAAATATTTATCAAAAAATTCTTGCGATTTAGTGTATGAATCAGTCATTTAATTTTATCCATTAATAGTTGTTTAATTACTACTGGATCAGCCTTGAATTTCTTCATGGTTTGACCTACTAGCGCGTTTAGCACCTTATCATTACCATTCTTATATTGATCAACCAAAGTGCCATTAGAAGCGATTACAGCGTCAATAACAGCATGTAGTTCATCATCAACCTTAGACATCTTATCTGCTAACTGTTGTTGTTTCATTTCAGTTGCAGCAGAATCACGGGCCTTATCACGTTGATCAGCAATTTCTTTATTCAGATTAATATATTTCGATTTAATTTCTTCAGGATTAAATTTCCCGATAATTACATCCATAATTGAATAATCATATGATTCGATTAATTCATTATTTTTACTGATTGATAAATTGTACTGGGTTCCCCCTAATTCACCTTTAGGATCATTAGATGTAACTTTGCTTAATACCTGATAAAACATAATTAATTTCCAGATTTTGGTGTGGTGTTACATACACAATCCATAGTATTGATGTATGTTTCTAGTTCATCCATTGTTATGCCATATGGTGCAGCTTTATTCGATATAATCTGTAATTGATGATATTCTTCTGGACTCATATTTCTAGGCCAGCATATATCTACCCATGAAAGATTCAGTTCATTAGTACACATCGAATGATATTCTTTAATCAATTCACAGATCAGGTTGATCTTTTCATCTTGACTTAATTCAATCATTTATTAGTCCGATAATACTTACTGGTATATTTGGAAATCTTTTTTAAATGATCATAAAAATCACTTTCAGATTTAATATATTCAGGTCGGGAATGTCGATCATTTAATTGATCACAAATAGATTTAATTCTTTCTTTAATCATATACTTCATCCTTAAAGATATCTTCAGGGTAATAATAAATTACATCTTTAAAATCGTTGTTTGGGCGAACTTCACATTTAATTATGGTTGAATCGGGGAATGCTTCTAACCAAGCGTCTTCAAATAATTCCAGTAAATCTTGCGGGAATTTATCATCGAATCCTTTGGTTCCAAGAACAGTACCAACAGCAAACTTTTTATCAATGCCTTGTATTTCTATCCATCTGGCATGTAGCATTTCTACTATTGCTAGTGGGGATAAATCATAAGCAATGTTTGTATAACCAGCGTTATAAGCGTGATAAAGAAGGCATTTGAAGAATTTCCCTTTAACATTCTGATTTTCCCGAAAACTTTCTATCGTAAACTTATCTATTGATCCACGAAATTTATAAAATGTGACAAGGTTTTTATATAAATCACTATCTTTACTAATCATGATATATGTTCAAATAAGAAAAGGTGATGTTAATATATCACCTTTTCTTTTTAAATCAATTATTTTTCAGCATTCTTTTATAATCATCAATTACACCTTTAAGACGGCGTATTTCACGCTTATGATCTTCTAATTTATCTTCCAAATGAAGATATGCTTTTTGGGAATACATTTCATCCATATCTTTTTTAAGCTGTTTAACTTCATCTTCATATGGATTTGTGAAATTATATAAATATTCTGACGAGTGTACTTCATCATACATATCTATACCCACGATCAAATCATTAGCAAGAGTTTCAGACTGTTCTTTAGTCAGACTGATACCAATATTGTCTAAAAATTCAACCAATGTTTCTTGTATACATTCAACTCTTGACATTTTGACTATTCCTAATTTTAGCTAATTCAAAACATTTATTGACTTTAGATACATATTCTTTAGCTTCTTTCCCATTATATTTTTTATTAATTGCTTTAATAGCTTCTTCTTGTGTGCCATAAAAACAACCAATATAAATTTTGTTTGGATTATCTTTCAGAATATAAATTGGTCGATTATATTCCCCACAATAATGAACCACTGCAAGGGAATAATAGTATTCTTCACAATATAAATCGTCATATTTGCTCATGAATTGATCAGAAATATTTTGATATTTAACTATATCCACATAATGATTTAGATCATATTGCATAATGGATTCAATAATATCATCAGATAATTCTTGACATGCTATCAACTCTCTATATGAATAATTTTCCATTGTATGTAAATTGTCCGCAATAACATCGATTGGTATTTTTTGATATTCAGCTACATAACTCCAATGAACAAATCTTTTTGCATTACGCCTAATAAAATCATCTGATAATTTTCTACACTTTACCAATATATCACAATCTATCCTATCTATATGCTTTTCAATAAATTCTTCAGAAATTTCTTGTTTTTGAACAATAAAATCCCAAAATAAATAATCAGCATATTTATCCATAAATTTCTTGGAAAGTAGTTGTTCGTTACTAATAGAAGCCCAGCCAATTTTATCGATATTATCAATAATTATTGATTCAGGTAACACCTGATAAAAAGATGCTGCATTCCAATTAATGCGATCTTTATATTTTTTAAGAACATTAATTGATAATTGTTGATATCTGACTAAATAATTCCAATCTAAAATATCAGCATACTTCTGAATAACATCATCTGAAAGGACAGCATCTTTCATCAATCTTTCCCAGTTCATGTATTTTAATGACAGATCACACAATGATATATTATTGAATAATGGTCTTTCATATAGATTATTATTCATTTATTAACACCCTTCAATAATGATAGAATTAATGTTGTAGCGATACAATTTACCAGAATTAACTTCGCGGCCGATAAACTGTGATGCTTTATGTTTATTAAGAAATACAGCTTCACCATGAGTAGTTTTAACTACAGTACCAGCTTCCAGATTATTGATAAAATCTGCTTTGATCTTTTTCTGGTGCTGTTGCTTCAGGCATTCAGCTTTATAATTCACAGCCCATTCAGTCATAATCGTAGATTTTTTGATGTATTTCTTCGGACAGTTATATAGGTATGGATGATCCTTTTCAGTGAATGATTTGTGCATCCAATAACCACCTTGTAATTTAACCTTGTCAATGGTGATCATGATATCAGTACCATCAGTGATTAATGAATATATTTCATTACCACGGAAAGAACGTTCAAGCAGTTGCCATTTAGCACCTTCTGAATAACCCAATTCTTGTTCAGCATAATCTTTAACTGAATCGAAGTGTTTTTGAATACCATCCCAACCCATAGCCATATCCTCATATGTATATCTAACGTATGCCATTAATATATCATATTTGTATATACAGTGCAAATTTGACAAATATGATCGTGTCCTATATTATTGACGTATATTCAAAATTCTGATGAGAATGGAAAATGGAAAATAAAAAACTAGAACTTATAGTTGTTTTGATGACTAAAGCTGGAACTGAAACTGAACGTTTTTTAATCCCACGTGTTAATGCAAAATGGGAAATTAAACCTGTTGTTTCTGAAATATTAAATGGATTAGAAATCGATCCGGTTTATGATCCTACAGATGATATTGTAAACAATCTTACTCAAAATTCCACATATGCTTTATATGATCCATTACATAATGATCTTGAAGGTATACAAGTCACTTTTATTATCAACCGAGTTATTTCTGTAAACTCATAAGGGGGATATTATGACACAACCTCTACCACATCAATTATATTCAATGACGGCTTTTAAGGAAGCCGTTCACGTATTACTACCTTATACGTCTATGGCCGTGATGGTGTTCTACTTGTAAGTGGGATTATAGATGAAACATATGATGGATTAATTTCATACGTGAAAGAACAAATAGGAATAAATTAAATACCAATTAAATTTGATTAATAGGGATTAAATTATGTCAATGTGTCATTTTGAAGTATACAGTTTTGCAAAATATTGGGTGGATTGTTCAAGTAACTATCGTGTTAATCAATTACAATATCCCGAAGGGACTAATTATGATTTCAGTATTGATGATTTTCGTGAAATGTTGGAGTGCCACAAACTGAAATATTCAGATCAAACATTGCAACATCTTAAAGATAAATTAATTACAGATAAATGCGTATCAAATATTTACACACATGAAGTAGATGGTGTGAAACATGAATCACAAATCATTATTATTCTAAAAGAATTCTAAACCTGTAATTTGATCATTATTCATATTTGTGATATTATTTGTATACACAAATATGAATATGGGGATTCACGTGAAAACTGCTTCTGAACATGCACAAGTTGCTAAAGAAATCAAAAAGTATTTTAAATCACTTTCTATTCCATGTAAAACTAAATCATCTGTTTATGCTGGTGGATCATCTGTAACGGTATGGGTAACAAACATTCATCCAGAAAAGATTGATGAATATACCAAGTATGTCGAACAATATGAATGTGGTTCTTTTGATCCAATGAACGATCTATACTCCTTTACTAATCTTCGCGACGATATTCCACAAGTTAAGTTTGTATTTCTTGAACACCGATATACACCAGAATTTTACCAGAAAGCTTATGATATTATGTGTGAAAATATTGCTGGTCTAGAAAAGAAGTCAATTGATGATTTAAGTTCGGATGAAATTCGTTTATTGAAAGATATTGTGTTAGGTAAATCTCATATTGATATTCATAACAAAATATGGAATATCTAAAATAAAAAGGCGCATAATGCGCCTTTTTTTAAAATTTATAATTTCTGATAGCATTCATTATTAAAGATTTTGGAATACCATTGGCGCGCGTCATTATATCTTTTATAACATCATATGCATTCTTATTGACAGCAACGTGTTGCCAAGTGGTGGTTGGCATAGGTTCGCCGTATCTATTCTTTCCTGTACATACTTGGCGATCATATGCATCACAGCGATCATGATATTCTTTGGCTAATTCAGTTATATGAACAACTACATCGAATTTAGCCTGTTGTTCTGGATCAGGCTCACCCACTTGACGATCATCAAGGTTTAACCAGTTTCCAGTTATTTTGTACATGTCGAAATAATCATTCTGAAAACTCATGATTTAAGAACCTTCTTTTCATCTTCTCTATTCAGACATTTAACCCAATCATCAAAGAATTTCTTATCCTTCATGCATTGTTCATGTTCTGCTTCTGATAATACATATGTGATAGTCGCTAAATCTTTATCTTTTTTCTTACTCATATTGTATATTTCCTAAATGTTTTCACTTTGCGATTGCGTGGATTATGTTGAATATTGAATTCAGGTTCATATGCTGCAATAAAATCTCTTTCTTTTTCCATTGCTTCTTCTTTACTCAAGTTTTCATATATTACATTAACTTCCATATTTGCGCCATCTTTAAAAAATAATTCGTTTAATTTTGGGTTATGGCTTTTTCCAGATTTGGCGTGAAGTTGGCGTTCAGGTTTTCCGATTCCAATATATACAGTGCGCTTGTTATAAAGAACTTCATAAACAATATAATTATCAACTAAATCTACCATAATCAAAATCCACATAAATAAATAATAAATCTATTTATGGAAAGAAAATCATGGGTATTTCGTTGGTAGTTACAGATAAAAGTGACAAATTAATTGTGGTTCCAGAAATCAGCCAAAAAAGAAATGAATTAATTGATTTCATGCGCAATAAGAAAAAAACCTCTATGTTATATAAAGGCTTTTTCATCAATCTGGTTGAATGTGAAAATATTAATTAAGAAATATTGTGGAAGCTTTTTCAGTTAAAGTGCCACCACATTTGATAGTCCCTGATGAACCAACTTTATTAGTCCAAGATGCTTTTGTGGTGTTGCTATATGCATTACATGTAATTGTATAATTGCCCTTAATATTACTAACCTTATTTCCTTTAATTGTTTCAGTTAAATTACCATCCACATTTAAATTAACATTTCCTTTTACGTATATGTTTAAATCCTTATGGACAATTTGGTATCCAAAACCTTTAACATGATTAACATATGATCCATCAGGATGAAATTCAACAAAAGTTCCTGATTTATGATATATATGTAAACGTTCAACCCCACTTGTATCGTCAATCTCAACTATATGACCAGCAGGTGTTTGCATTACTTTATTATATGGATATTTTGGCGCTGCACCTGAAGCTTTTTCAGCCCAAGTTCCTGCATTTTCTTGTGTTTTCTTAACAACACTACCACGTGCCAATTTATTCACATCAATTTCATTTTCTGTCATAGACGGATATGAGGATGTAATAGCTGGCATCTGTGCTGATTTACCATCTAAAAAGTGTCCCTTCACCACTGATCCAACAATAAGACAATGTGGTGTAAATCCAATCCCCTTCACATTCGCACTAAATGGTGATGAATCTACAAAAGCCCAAGGTAATGCATTTGTAGGTACAGCATTCTTATCTTCGCTATGATACCCTTTAATTCGAACGCGAACTCTACCCATTTCAAGCGGATCAAAAATGTCTTCGACAACACCAATGAACCAGACATATTCCCCTAATGAAAAATGATTATTACGTTCCATTATTATTATTCACCTTCAACACGAATTTTTACGAACTCATAGTTATTTACGTACATTGACGGCGTGATATGATGAACCACCGATGTAATTAAATAATATCCACGACGAAATATAGAATAAAAATCACCTTTAGTTTCATTATTAGATGGCATTTCAATATATATATGTTTACCCAACCATTTATATGTACCCACACTACCACGTAATTGAGCAGAAAATTTTTCGCTGTCTAATCGTTGTAAAATTGCACGGCGTGATGGCAACCACTTATCAGCATCATTATACATGTTTTCTCCATCATATAATTTTGCATTTTTTGGAACAAATGATATTGCAGAGGATTCGGCATTATTGAATAATGCATCTTTCCATTGCGGGGCAATCTTTGCATCTTCCTTACTATCATCACCATGTGAATAAATAGATTCACCCCATGATTTATTAAAAAAGTCAAATGTTGTTACAGTAGACTTATAATAACCATTTTGTAAATTTTGCTGAACATCTACATGTTCCCACATATGCTTAATAATATTATAATGATTAATATCCCCAGTATTTTCTACTTTATAAGTAATAATTTCCCCAATTTCATTTTTTGAATCACTATACATAGATTCAATTGTTTCTAATGTTAATTCATCATGATCACTTTGAAAAAACATAAAGTCAGCACGACCATCTTTATGCGCTTGTTTCATTAACCAAGCAATTGAAATAAATGGCGACCAATTACTAATTAATAAATCATTTGAATTATCAGATTCAGAAGCAATATTTACAGTCATTTCAGGAAAGGATTTGGTAGTTACTTCCCTAATTACATCAGAAACTTTTTGTGTTTTAAATTTCTCATTAATTCGAATGGTATTATTCAATAAAAATTGTTTGGCAACGCCATGCAATTTATACGTTTCTACATTTTGGTTTTGGGATAATTTTTCTGCAATTTTGTATATATAAAAAGTAAACTCAACATCATCATCTGTTGAACAATTATCTTCAGTTGCTACATTAATTTTTAATTCTGATCCATGTTGAATAGGTAATTCTTCCAACATATTTGTACCATCAATAATCCCAATATCACAAGACCATGACATGGAATCTAACGATTGATATATATTAATTGCATGCCATGAATCATTTATTGACACACCATCAATAGAAACATTTATCTTTTTAAACGTTCTATCACCAGACATAATTAACCTCTTTTATTTTAGCATCTTTTTATACATTTCAACAAATTTTGAAATATTCTGTTTTGGTATAATAGTAATTACATTTCTATTTTCATTAATCGTTTGTTCATGTTCAAAATAATTAACACCATCTATATTTTCAGGTAATATTTGATTATTTCTAATCATTTCAAAAAAACGATCGGCATCTTCACCTGTAATAACTTGCTTGGTTGATCTATCCATAAAATAGATAACATTATACATTTTGTCTTCTCCATATTTATCTTTGCAGAAATCATATAATTGATCCGAAGTCATATACCATTCAGTAAATGGATCAATAATGTTATTCACAAATAGGATAGTCCAGAATAATTTAGCATCACCATAAACTTCATAAGCAATCTGTTCAGGTGTTCTTGAATCAACCCTAATAGATTGTAATAATGTTTTATCTCTATTAAGGATCAAATTAGTTTTAGTTAAATTAGTCATTCGATGGATTTCCCCATCGATTGAATAATCTATTTCTTTATGGTACTTAAACATTATGATCTTTGTCCTCTAGAATCTTTCAGCAATATATCTTTTTTAGTGATAATATCAACTTCAGTCCATTTTGTATCAATACGAATAATATTTGGAAATCCATTTCGAATTGATGACCAATGCCCCATAGGTGCATAATCAATATTAACATCCGTACATACAGCACGTTTGAAGTTATTTAACCACTTGTTAGCACCACTTTCCCACATATAAGTAATTTGACATTCATCAGGATAAGTAAAGAACATTTTATCACCTGCAAAATCTGGTGATGAATGGGCGCGAAATGCTGTAATAATATTATAAATAAGGTCGCAGTCTGATTCGCTGAATGGGACTAGATCAAACACAAAGTTAAATGAACGAAAGTTTACTCCACGGAATAACATCGTGCGGAATGGATTTAATGCTTTTCCATTTACAGCCCCCATGATGTCTTCTGCATCTAATTGATTACCCCCAGTTTTACTAATCAATTCTGACATACCAGAATAAAACGCAACAGATTTCATTCGTTCAGCCATAGAGTTTAAATGTGATTTAACACTATCTTCATTATAGCCTGTTGACTTCATAGCGGATAAGCTTTTAACAACAGTATCACCAATCATTCCAAAATCTTTCTGATCCCATGATACAGAATTTGGATTTGAAACGTTGTTTGGCATAGGCAAGTTGATTGATGTTGTTTTAGTATTAGTATTGCGGTCATAAAATTGAAAGTTAATATGTGCCGGATTTAATGCCACGTTTTTAAGAGTTTCTGGATAAGTTAATCCCATAGATTTAGAACCACCAGCACCACCTAATAATGCCCCAATTGCAGGTATAATTGCAGCAGCACCAGCGCCAATCCCAGCACCAATAACACCTCCAATCCCTCCACCTTGAAGATCATCCATTGTGTTTTTAATATCACCATATATTGCCACACCAGCCACGCCAGCAGCGACTACACCAGCCCCAATAGCTTTAGCTTGACCAATTGCCTTGGTTACATCTTGTGTGGCTTCAGCGACCTCTCCAATAGCTTTACTAGCTGCTTCTTTGGCGCTATTTACTTGTGTGGCCGCTTTATTGACTGCACCACTTGCACTATCAATAGATTTACTAACTTTATTGCCAGCACTTGTGTTTTTAAGCACAGCCCCGACACCTGCTTGAACAACCTTCAAGCCTAATTTAGCAGACATGGTTATAAATCCTTTATTTTTATTTGTATTTAAATACAAATAAAACGGTATAGATTTATGGCTAGAAGATATCCAGAAGTTAAAAGTTTTTATCCAAAAAATCCACACAAATATGCTGGTGATGTAAATAATATTAAATTGCGTTCATCATGGGAATTTAAATTCGCACATTATTGTGATGATAATCCAAGTGTAATCCAATGGAATTCTGAAGATATTATCGTCCCTTATTGGTCGAGTTCGGATAATAAGATGCGTAATTATCATTTAGATTTCACAATGGTTGTTCAAGAACCAGATGGATCAACAAAAACTTGGATGGTTGAAATTAAACCATATAGTCAAACAATAAAGCCAGTTAAAACAAGAGGAAAAAAGGAATTAACTTATTTAAATGAATTAAAAACATATCAGGTTAATATGGATAAATGGATTCATGCAAACCAATATGCAAAAGATCGTGGGTGGCATTTTTTAGTAATTACAGAAAATGAATTATATAATGGTAAACCTAAATGATGGATTTAAATAAACAACAAAAAGATGCCGTTCAATGGTTATCTAATGAAATAGAAAATATTCCAAATATTCTATTTCGTAAACCTATTAATCAAAAAAAGAAAAAAGATGGCGAAGAATTAACTGAAGAAGAACAACAGATTATTACGGATCAGCAAAAACGCCGTAATCCGCCATTAGCTGAATTAGTATTATTTCGATATGAAGCAAAATTTGGAAATGTATTTGGTTACTGGGATAAATTTCCTATTGTATTAATTGTTCGTCCTTTTGAAGATCATTGTTTTGGTTTTAATTTACATTATCTTGATCTACAAACAAGAGATAAAATATTAAGAACCGTAATTAATTTGCATCGTAAAGTGCCAAATAAAAAAACAATGTATAAAGCTATATATCCATTTTTAGATGCATTGGTGAAAATTGGTTATTATAACTTCGCATATAAGAATTACTCATACTCAAATATAACAAGTGATTTTGTAATCATTAAACCAGAACATTATCAAATGGTCGCAAATCTCCCTATTGCAAGATTTCAAGGAAATAGAACAGATGAATAATTTAGTGAAACTGGCTACATCAGGATTAAGTCAGTTTACAGCATTTACAGCCAAAGCTACCAACTTGGTAGCCAACGTTGTAAATACTATCAACACCGCAAAAAATCTTTTTGGTTCCTTTAAAAGTGGGGGTGGGGGAAATGGTATTGTTGAATCATTTGCAGGTAATTTAACTAAAGGTGCAGATCGGCCACGCGATGGTATATATGAATTCCTATCGCATTTTAAAAATGGTGTAATGAAGTCAAACCGATTCCGAGTTGAATTTAATTTACCAAGTGGTGTGGTTGGAAGTACGGGAACAAAAGCAGTCAATACTAATGCAATGAGTAGTGCTATTAAAAGTGCTAATAATGGTTTTAATGGTAAATCATCAATTAATATTAAATGTCATACAGCAACATTCCCTCAACGTATGTTGCAAACATTAGAATTTCGCTGTAATTCAGTGCAATTCAAAGTTCCATATACTGCATCATATGATGGTATTTCATTAACATTCTTTGCTGATGGGAATATGGATACCCGTGAATATTTTGAATTGTGGCAATCAGCAATTATTAATTTCGGAAATAATACCGCTAATTTCTACAAAGAGTATGTATCAGATATTAAATTATATATTCAGAACGAAGCTGGTGATGATACATATGGAATCATATTATATGAAGCATATCCAATGCAAATCAGTATGCTTGATATGTCATACGGTATGAGAAACACCCCTTTAAATATTCAAGTTTTATTTTCATTCAAATCTTGGCTTCCTTTAAGTAATAGTAACAGTAACAATTACAATAGGACAGTTTAATGGATTATGAAAATCCGTGGATGTATAAAGGTAAAATATTCACATCTGAAGATATTAATGGTACGCATGGTTTTATATATCTAATTAAAGAAAAATCTACTGGCCGGATGTATATCGGCCAAAAACATTTCTGGACAAAGAAAATTAAAACCATTAATAAAAAGAAAAAGAAAGTCAAAGCAGAATCAGACTGGAAAAAATACTATAGTTCCTCAAATTATATTAATGAAAAAGTTGCGAATGAAGGGATTGAAGATTTCGAACGTTATATTTTATTAATGGTTCAAAGTGATGGGATGCTTAATTATTATGAAATGCGATTACAAGTTGAATTGAAAGTTTTAGAATTTCCAGAAAAGTATATTAATGGATATATAGGTGGCCGTATTTCAACAATGCATATTAAGAAAAATATTCCTCTTGAGGGTGATTTTAATTTATTAAATACATTATACGAAAACACATATTTTGGATTTTTAAATGAAAACAAATGATATCTTACAATACGCTGATGAACAAATTGCTGATGTTAAATATTTCTATGATGAAACACTAACTATTTGCGTAATAACAATGTTGAATGGATTTAAAGTAGTTGGAGAATCAAACGTAATTGATCCATCCAAATACGATAAATTAAAGGGTATGCAAATATCCCGCCAGAAAGCATATAATAAATTTATTGATATTTTAGCATATTCATTAAAGCAATAAATCATCATCAGACGGTGGTAGAATTAAAGGTATATCATTAATATTTTTAATGACATTATCATAATTTTCCGAATCAAATCTATCTGGTGAATCTGGTGCATTACTATAACCCATTTCCGCATGAAAATTCGGTCTTGGGTCTTTTTTCACCATTTCATCAACTAATTTATCTGCATTACCTTTTATATTAACATACACCAATGATTTTATTTTTCTTGCAGAAACCTTTGTTTCACTTTGTCTAAAAGGTGTGCATGGCGCACAAATTGTACTCATTTTAATGTACCTTCAGATTGATATCCAAATATTGTATGTACTGTTAATGGTAATTTTCTAAAACTATCTTCGTATAAATCAACATACTTATCTTGTGAATCAACCACTTCTTTTTCAATACCATTATTATTCATCATTCTAATATAATATTCGCCATCCAATTCATGGATATCTATAACTATATTATTGTAATCAAACCGTTCATATGCATCCATATCTATATACATAGAAGAAATATCATTTTCCATCAAATATCGTTGAAACATGCATGAATCTTTTAATTGAATAATTAATATATTATCTTCATCATGCAAATTATCAATGTAAAATTGTGGAATATCATTATTTCCATTACTAGAATTTATAACAGGTATACCATTATAATATTCCACATACTGCTTATTCAACAAAATCATTTCTGTGGATAATTCATCATCATACATAAACCCATCAGTTATTTCATTAATAATAACATCATCTTCATCCGTATAATTAGCTTCTATATCAAAATAAAATTTATTCTTGTCGGAAACATTGTAAACTTCGCCGTCTATTACACTAATAACTTCATCATTACTTGGTTTAGATATATTTTCAATAACAGCACATGGATCAGGGCATAAACGAATTGTATCTAATTTAACCTGTTCTTCAAACGTAGCAATCCTTTCATCCTGAAGCATATCATACTGATCAATAAATCTAAGGTTTTTATTAAAATCATTTAAAATAGATATCCAAAACCATTGTTCAACGCCTTTTTCATAAAACCCTTCTAGATATAAATGCACCTTAAATCTATAATACCTACCCCATGATGTGACATATTGATCATCATGAATTTTTTCATACCATATATTTGATGTAGGTAAATCCTTATTAAACTCATCCACATCTAGCATTGGAAGTGTACCATTAATATAACCATTTTCTAACATGATTAATCCATACGGTAAAGAACCTTCTATAATTTTATATAATAATGGTTTATTACAATCAACCTCAACACGTTTAAATGTTAATTCAGCATTACACTCAAATCCTGTATTTATAACTGGATTAAACGTTGGAACAGTAACATAATTAATAAAAGATGCAGTCAACTCTACCGTATATTCTAATAATATAGAGCGAATACATATATAATATTCCCCAGCTTTAATATTAAATGATGATGATACATTTGTTCTATTGATAGCCATTGTACCAAATATTTGTAACGTGTCTTTTTTATAAATAGTTAACGTGGCATTAATTGACGTGAATGATGTTATCATTCTAATATTCAAAAAGATACTTTGATCCATAGAAGATGATAATGAATATATTGCATTTATATCACTATCAATTGTATTGGTATATGGGATATTATTAGATAACCCTATCGCTTGAAATGAACCCGATAGTGTTTGGATACAAGTAGCCATTAATAACACCTTCCTTTAATATAATGTGTGTATACATAACCTTCAATAGTCAACCCATTTGGTTTTGTTTTATCTGGATCACCATTTTCATTTTGATGAATAAATTCATTTCTAACTTCGCCGTCTTCAAGGAACTCAACAAAATTTTCAGTAAACAACTGGCTTGTTTCAGAGTAGAAACCATATGTTGCATTGTATGGTGGTTCATAGAATGTAGTATAAGACATCATTCCATGACTTGATTCACCTTGATATCGGTTGAAAGTATTTAGTGTAGTATTACACTGGAAACCCCATATGCATGCTGGACGCATTGGTGATTCATATCGAATATCGAACGTTGAGTAATAACCATATTCCCCTTGCATACCCATAGCACGGATTGTAGTAAACAACGATGTACATTCAAATCCGTGCATCATTCCATACTGAGTTACCCCAGTATCTTCAGGCTTAGTCATTTCAACTTTAATTTCATTTTGATCAACAATAAAATTACCCCCAACAAGGTCGATTGTTGAATCAAAGTTCATTGATCTAACATTCGCAGTAATTCCATGTTTGAAATCAACACTAAAGTAGCTAGTTGTATCAACTACATCTGAAGTCATACCATTTGTCATGGTTGCGCTAAAACGTGGTTGTGTAGTAAATTGTACTTCAACCTTACACCCAAAAACATCCAAATCCATCCACTGGCGGCTATAATCAGCTTCCAGTGTCATTTCAATATTTTTAAGATCATTCTTGTGGAATGTACAACATGGTTTCTTTAATAAATCTATAACGCGACCATCAAATTGATTGTCGTGCATTGCATAACCAAAGCCCATAATCGCATCTAGGTGTACCGGAACATGCATATTTGCTATATACAGAATATTAGACATAATACCGTGATAGCCAGTAGCAGCCAATCCAACGGTATATATTAGATCAGAACCTTCACCATCAAACCCATATTCAAAGTCAGAAGCGAAAGTATATAAACCTTCCCGTGTATCTAATTCACTTTCAGAAATGTAACCAAGGTTATATTCGATATTGTTTATATATGGGTCATCTGAATAGCGAATAGTTGTGTCAGATTGAGAACCATAATAAATATCAATATTAGTGTTTTCATCTAATATTGGATTATATGCATTGAATATAACAAATGTGTTGACTGAATAACCATAATCAAAATCAATGGTTTTATTAAAATCTACTAAATTTTCAACAAGATTTATATGTAGGGTTGTATTAACAGAATATCCGTAATCTGATACAATGATTGTAGGGAATGGGTTTAATGCCCCATAAGTCATCAAGGTGTCAGATTCAAAACCTACTTCTGATATAATATCCGTTTCAAATGAACTTGGATAATCGAATATTACAAAGCTATCAGATGAATAACCATATGTAGTAACAACAGGTGAATCAAAATTATTACCATTATCAAATGTTACAGTTGCATCAGCACTAAAACTGTAATTGAATATTATATCTGATTCGAATACATTATTATCAAATACAATAAATGTATCAATACTATAATCGAATGTATAATTTACTTCGCCTTCAAATGGATTACGAACATCATATATAATTAGCGTATTTGCATCATAACCGTAAATAGAATTTATTTCACGATTAAATTCATTATATGGGTTAAATATTACAGTAGATTCTAAATTTTGACCTACTGATAAATTCAGATCATCAGAGAAATAATTTCTATCATCAAATGATATTAATGTATTTACCGTATGACCAAATGTAAAATCATTATCCAGATAAGTATATTTGAATAATACAACATCTAATTGTTGACCATAAGCAAAATTAGCAGCTAAACGCATATCTGCCACATTTACTATGGCATCAGATACATAACCTAATGAACCTTCAGCATTATATATATCAACAGAAAATAATGTAGATGATCCAAATCCATAACTATTGATAATGATTCCAAAATCAATAGATTCACCAGTACCACCACCTGTAGCAGTACAATCAATTAAGAAATCGGTAGAATTATTTCTGGTATCACAACCACAATTGTAATCAAATGATGTGCGTTCAGGATCAAAGTATATATCTTTGGTACAATCTGGTGGCGGCGGCGGTAGACAATTTTGTTTAAATGTATTGTCTTGATATGATATTGTCGTACATCCACATGGTATTGTGAATGTGTTCTTTTCTGGATCAATATATGGATCAATTATACATGGTGGATTTACAGGCGTAGTATTCCCAAAGACAAAAGAAACAGATGTTTTATTAACATCTATTTTTTCATTATCTTTAAACAGGAATACTAACTTATCAAAACCTGCCACCAAAAACTCCCTGTTTTAAATCTAATTATTATTCTATTTCAACAGGGGATACTATATAACTTCTACCGTTAAGCATCGCATCGTCATTGACTACCACACTAACAGTATATGGATATCTATTAGTATACTTAAACACGCCATCTATTTCACTTGACTTTAATTTCTCTAGAAGTCTACCAGTATGATGATCATATATTAATATAGTTGTACTAACCCCAATATTATTTAATGTGATAATACCAGACGATTCATAGATTAAAGTGTTGGAATTTAGATCATCAACAACCAATCTGCTTACCGCCTTTGGTGCATAAGCTAATAATGCTAACTCAAAACTAAGACCAACTAAGTGTGGTAAACCATTGCCAAATACACTATATTTTAATGGTGTGCTTTCATATGCGCCGCTAGAAATATTATAAACTTGTTGACCATTTATATATATAGTTAAATATGCACTACTATCTGATATTAAAATATGATGGAATTCGCCGTTATTATAACCGTTTAATTCTTTTCTTATTTCACTTCCATACCACAACTGTAATGTACCATTTTTAAAATAAAATAATAAATTTTTATTATTTGATGTGGTTTTAGAAAATGAATATAATAATCCATTCATATCCGTCGTTTTAAAAAAGAATGATAATGAATATGTATTATCTTTAATTAATCTATATTGGTCTGAACCATAATAATGAAAATACGGCATATCATACAACATAGACTTTTTGGAAAATTTTATCGAATATTCAATATTACCATCCATATATCTTTTTACAGTAAATCCATTATATGGATCATCACTACTTGGCCGCAAACTATTATTAACATTATCCCCAATAATAGAAGTTAATTTATTATCCTCCTGAATATGATTTGTAGCATCAAGATCATACCATTCACTAAAATCATATAATTCAGTAAAACCAGATTTAGTATATAAAGATTTCATATCATAGTGCAAAGCATGATAACGGCGTATTTCACTTTTACTTAATGTTCTATTAAACACCGCAAAATTGTCGAATTGCAAATCATATCTATTCGAATAAATGCGTCGTAATCTTCCGTTCACATAATCTTCATATCCAGTTGCTTGACCAACCCCCATTGGTAGAACATCTGTATCCATGCCTGTCACAAAGCCTAATTTTAAGCTATTCCTTAATTCTTGTGGAAATGGATACATCACATTATGAGTGTATTCATCCTCCATATTATCAACGTATACTTTTATAATAATTCTATCTTCAATATTATGAGTGACCACAAACGCAATTGAATAAGTTTTATTTAATGATACTGCAATGTTATTCACAAATTCTATATCAACATTTGGATTTGCTTCTTGATAGAATTTAAGAGTAATATATTCATTTATAGTTTTTTCGATAGTAAATCCGATATCTAGAAACCTAAATGATTCTATCCTTTTATAATTATCTTTTAATGGTCGATTAAATATACCGAATACTTGAGGGATTGATGTATCAATGGGGAAACCATTGAAATCTACTGGGGGTAGGGGTTGTGATGTTTCTGGATCATACCTTGGAATCATTTCTTCAAGACATACTTCACCTAAAGAATGAACACCCCCCATATCTTGAATTTTAATTTGCATCATTACTGTATATTCAGTACCAATAAGATCGATCAATTCTTTATTTACTGATGGTATTAAAATAGGACGTGAATATTCATTCAGTTTAATATTTCTAGTCTTTCGTACATAACGATCACCTTGATATTCATATTCATAATATATATCTGAATAATTACCAGTGATAGACTTAGATGTTGAATATGATCTATATCTTGAAATTTTTTCAGCTATACTATGTGCATATGATGTTGGATCATCATAATCACTAATAGTATTATAAAATGATGTTTGTGAGGGAGTGATAAATGGAAAGTCATAAGCTGTTTTATTAAAGAAGTAATAAACACCTTCGACTTCCATTGTATCTGGCCTATCAAATGTATAATATGCTACAGGCCCCAAGGATTCTAAATACTTACCAGCACCACTACTCACATTAATAACCTTAAAATAATTTTATAATTATTTAGGCTTCATGTTTTAAGCGCAATTCTAACTCATTAATTGTAATTTGTTCTATAACACCAGTATCTTTATTTTTAACAGTAACAAGCGTATTTACATCTACACAGTTTACAGACTTTCCACGAATTGAACTAGATGAAGCAGCAGCCGAAATAACTTTAGATTTATTACCTAATTCAATCGTTCCCTTATTCCAAGTCTTCACACCCATCTGTAAGAACCAAGGAAGTTCTTCATACATAAGCTTCATACGGCTTAGAATCTCGCGTGACGAATCCATTTTATTCGCTAGTACCGCAATAGTATATTCTTCATTAAAGATCATCTGGTGCACTAGATAAGCCGCTACGACGGTAGTATTGTGTGATAAAATCCCATTAGTATAAAACTTATGATGATATTCCATTTGAAAGTCATACATACATTCTTTTTCATCTGTCTTCTCAACAGATACAACAACAGACAACCCATCATCTGTTTTAATGAATGTTCCCACTGAAATATCTTTAACATATAATTCATTGTCACATTCATCAATTATAATATGATTATCAGCACACTTTAGTTCATATCCATTTTCCAGTTTAATATTATAAACATCATACTCTATAGTCTTCATTATATTTTTTAATGGAATAAAACCAATATCTGTTTTAATATCAATATCTGAAACGGTTTTAATAGTTTTAAATTTTTTAATGTTATTCATGTTTTTATTCCCAAGGCACATCTTCATACTCATCAGCTAAAATAGGGCCGATAACTCTAGGACGCACCGTTGTATCCTTTTTAATTTGTGCCACAAAATTAATATAATCAGAGTTATATACATCTATACTATATTTACCATCACCATCAGTGTTAGCTTCCAACAATAAATTACCATCAAGAAATGAATATATCCTCAATAATACTTCTGTACCAATACCATTGACTGTAACGCGACCACTCATTTTATAACGTGTCAAGTATGTTGCATGCGCATATAATTCAATCGCAGAAAGGGCACGGGTATAACAAGCCATATGTTGAATCGTACCATCAACCCGAAGAATACTTGGAGCCATGTTGAATAAATATAGTGAATTATTACCCCTAACAGTTAAACTTCCAGCACTCAAAAACGTTTTATTGATATAAGTACCATCAATCCATAACTCTACAAAATTTCCAGCACGTCGAATTGCATAATGTCTAACCTTTCCATCATTATACATAATCCTTTCATTACGAACATTGAATTCATCAGTATGACAATATAAATCATCAGTCACCGATAATTGTAACATGCCAGATAATTCTTCATTATTCTTACTATTAGCATATAAACATATACCACGGAATGGTTGTACACTATCCTGTATAGAAAGTAATACTCCACGGCTACTACTGGTAAATGATGCAAAGAATTCTATAGTGAAATCACCACTTGGATTAAAGAATGTATTATAGGCAGTATCACAATAAATCATGCCACCAGATTGCACACTTACGCAAGTATCACCATATATACCATGTACACCTGCAACATTATATTTAATTTGATAAGCTTGTGTAGGGGGATACAATCGATGATCATCACTATTACTAACCAAGTCTGAAAAGAATAATGATTTTTCATCTTCATCAAACTTATAATAATGTGTTGGTGATCCATATAAAACCATATCTTCATATGATTCTATTTTCTTATACATCATACATATTTGATATTCATTTAAAGCATAATCAAATATAGCGATCTGATCTAAATATATTGGAGATGTCCACCTATCATCTAATGTATTATAATCTAATGCATCTTGATTACCACAAAAGAAAACTGGTGCTGTATTACCACCATCATAATTACCATATAGTGGTGATGATGTAAATGAATAAAGCAATCTCATATTAATATAAACACGGGATTCAGTATAATAACGACCATCATCCATGACAATATATTCATGTGTCGCTACAATATTTAATGGCCTTGCATAAAAGCTACCACTGATATTTACATTAGATAATAAAAAACTGCCAGTATTATTAGGGAATTTAACTTCAACATATTCTTCTGATGCCCAAGGAGATACAAAAGTGAGGGAAAATTTATCACCCTTTCGAACCAATGTTCTTTTAACTGTATTGTAGTTATAACCATACTTAGAGCTACTTAATACATATGTATCAGCATCTTTATTCCAAATCCATGTCCTGAAATCACTTGGAGATCGTGGGATTTGAACCATAAAGCTGTAACTAAAGGATTGTTTTAACCTAAGCGCATCGGTATACGGAATTTCAACATAAGTTTTAACAAACTTAAATTTATTCATCTCGTCATACCCATGTGGAGCGATAACCAACCCATATGAATTTACTTTTTGATTCGCAATTAAACTTTGTTGTCCCATATAATACGAGGGACGCAAAACCTTTAATCCATCATCTTTATCATAATGCAGAATGGCAGGTACAGGATTGCCGTTATTAGATTCATCAGGGATTTCGTTTTCATAGATGAAATATCGAGAATTCGCATCCCATAATGAATTATTGTCAAATGTGATAAAAGTGACAGGTTTTAATTCCTGTATATATTTTTTATGCGTGGTCATTTCTATACCATTATCATTTTATAGTAATATTTATATCATTTACATAGGCAATAACATTATCAGTGCTTTTATTAAATTTATTATATAATTTCTCAATTTCAACCTTGTTGCCATCAATATCTAAAATTGTATCACCAGAAACACAATTCATTTCCTGTTCAATAGCCGTCGAACTCATAGATTCACACATGGTGTCATACCACTTCTGATCACGTTCAGGATTTTCATACCACTTCACATCATATGGAACATAAGCACTACGACCATCTTCAGCTTCAACCCACATTTTGTAAAAATAATTCATTCCTAATGGTGTACTGGTAATAATTACTTTGGTCTTGTCCGATGAGGAAATAGTCGGGAAAACAGATTCATAGAATGCTTCTACGTTTGGAATAAATGCAATTTCATCAATATATAAACAATTTCTTATTAAAATCAATAACTTATCTTTACCATCCGTTATAAAGAACCTATTTCCATTAAACACATGGAGAATATCATATACTGATTTAGATATCGTTTTTGAAATATTAGTTATTATCTTATTACCATCTTGTGTATAAACACTATCACCCACCTTTAATGTTGATGATTTAACGTATTCATTTGGACTGATGTATATTTCGTGGTCAGGGGTAACTGTGATAGAAGTATTTTCAATCATTAATTCCAATGTATCATGATTTGATGCTGTTTTTGTCACTCCAACAAAATCAGAAAATCCTGAATCTGTTAGAATCTTGAATCTACCATTATTTCTAGCAAAGTGTTTATCACTCATAATATATTCTCATTTTATTATTATTATATTTAATGATATACTTGATAAGTAATTATTTAACAAATGATATATTCACAAAATTTCACCAAATATTTTGGATAATTCATCGTCTGAATGGTTAATTTTTATTACATAACTAATATTGATACATGGGAAGAATATTGGTGTGAAGCTGGATATGTATTAAAAGATAATGAAAGAAAAGGCAATAAGAAAGTAGTTAAGAAAAAGTTATCCGAATAATCTCTATAAGTATTAATAATCACACAAGGAAATATACATGAAATTAGAAATTAAAATTTGGCATAAAGACCAAATTATATTCAGTCAATCATTCGATAGTATCGTAAAAACAATAAATGCAGTTAATGAATTCTATATAGGATTAACTGGAAAAGAACGATATAATTTCGATAAAACATTATTTGAATTATTAGCTATTAGTGAATTCTCTGATAAATTACGTGGTTTTGGTGTAAATGTGTCTGGTAATATCTATGATAGTAAAAATACATTTATTAATATTAGAGTTAATTCAGATATTTTAGCCAATCCACCACAACGGGTATGTGCAGTTATTTTAAATGATAATTACGAAAATATGATTGATACATCAGTATCTTTAATCCATCACATCGTACATACAATTAAATGCAATGAACATAATGCATTTTCTAAAATAAAAGAATACATCCTTGATAAAGAATATATATACAACGTTATGGATTTTGATGGATCAGTTAGAAAAATTTTAATTGATGATAGAGATTCAATTATAGATATTGATAAACTTGAAAACCTAGCAAGATCAAATGGAGTATTGATTGGATACTGTAAGCAGTATACAAAGTCTTTTGACTATATTGAACGTTGTAAAACACCTAGTGATTTCGAATAATCTTCAATTAGGGTAGATATGTTCATACAAGAATTCAAAGAATAATTCATATATGATTTTGTTTGCAATTGAAATGTCATTCATGTAGAGTGGCTTTTTTATACCCAAATGGAGTGTGTATGGGAAATATGACTAAGAAGCAGGTCGAACAGTACCTATATGACCACATGAATGAAACTCTACATGAAGTTCCATTCACACCAAGTAGTGGCTGGTACTATATTACTTTGAAATTCGACGGGGAATATGTGGATTTATTATTTTGGGATGGTGCAGATTGTATAGGATACAAGGTTTCGATTGATCGTTTTCTGGATCACGAAGTTTACTATAAAACAAACAAATGGGATTTTTCCAGCTAATGAAACCAAAGAAAATTAAATTTGGCGAATCGATTGAATATTCAATAGAGTATCTAGAAAAGCTACATGGTTTAGATGGGTTAAAAGAAATAGTCAAAGATAAACCGTTTGGAGCAAATATATTCAAAATAAATAGTGGTGAATATATAAATCACTTTTATCAATCGCCTGTAGGTCAATATAACTGGATGTATTATTCTGGTTTGTATGCTGAATGGTTTCCTTTTGCCACATATAATAAATCACAAACTAAAGATATGATCGCTTTGGATGTGATTGAAGAATACCTGAAGCGATTTGACACATGTGATAATATTTGATAAGATTTAATTATTAAGTATTCAAAAGAATATTATGTTAACAATCATACGTATATAACATCATCTATTGGTTAGTTTTAATATCAGATATTCAATCAGTAGACGTTATTACATCAAATGAATACAACTCCCATTTAAATTCTGGTGTAGTCGTACTATTTTAATGCTTAAACTATATATCCTTTAATTTCTTACTGTGGAGTAATACATATGCTAGATATAGAAGAACAACCACCAGTTCAACACATCAAATTTAGTGATTGTATAGGCAAAACACATGATGAAGATTCTATTCATGCGCTTTATGAATGGTTAATCGTAGAATCTATTTCTCATATTGACATTCCAGCCAGCTATCAGGATGACGCACTGAAATATTTTTGTGAATCTGAAGGGATTGAAATTAATCAAATTCAAAAACACCCTCTTGAATTCGGCCTAACTGTAAATGGACACGTCATTACTTGTGGGAACCAGATTCTACATCAAATATTTAACTTTTATCAGGGGATGTATGAAGAAGTTAAAAAATTAAGGGGAATGGATAAAGAAAAAGAAGAAGCTGGTGTGACTAATCTTCTAAATTGTGCTGAAGAATTATGCAAATTGGCTGAATCCATCCAAACGATGATTAAGGATGGTGATTCTAAGAAAGATCATGAATCCAGAATTCAAATGAACCGTGAACGTGTTGCTATGCTCAAAAATAAATGGAAATAATGGGCTTTTGCCCATTATTTTTTCACATAAATTAGATAATTTTCAGCTTTATATCCATAATCGTAATTCTTTTTAATTTTCTCATACCATTCATCAAAATCATCATCTTCCCCGATGTGATCATATCTCTTACCATCATAATATGCCCCAATTTCATAATCCTTGGCATAACCTTCCAACAAGATTTTCTTCCACAAAGACATACCGCCATACGACTGAACTTTATCGGATATAATACCATCTAGCTTATAATGATCTATAATCGCAAACATAAAATCAACGATTGTAAATGTACCTATTCCACTTGCTTTTTGAATAAGTGTATTTCTATACATTTTGCCTAAATTATCATACTTATTCATATCAAACTTACAGTACAACAACACGGTTTTAGTCATATACAATCCGTTCTTTTCTTCTTTAATTAGAAACATATAATTTGTTCTCAGATATTCATATTGTTCAACCGTGTATTTATCAAACTTCCACTTATCAACAGGGTCTTCAGATTCATATATTTCATCATAAATTTCCGACACTTCATTCGGTTTATTTTTTACTTCAGGTTCAATTCTAGGGGCTTCATTCAAGAATTCTTTAAATTTCATTTTGATTAATATAATTGATTATGGCAATATTATTTATGCGTTATGCAATTCTTATTTGCATATACATATGCAAATATGATACTATTAAATCTGAATCATTGAGGAATGAAATCTATGTTAAAACGTATTTCTAAGAAAACTGAAGATTATTTCCTGAAGAAAGGAATTATCGTTACTTTGAATAAACGTGACGGATGTTACCACTTGGTAGTTGGTTATGAAACAGCTACCCAACATTTTGCTTCATGGCTTGGTTGCACAGAATTCGGTTCTGATTCTGACGAAATCGTTTATGGCCTTTCATTCCTCAAAGATGAATACAGTCACATCAAAGAAGCTGTCCGCGGCTTTCCAATTCGTAACAACCAAGATGTGATCAATCTCATTAATTTCATTGATCGTGAACTAAGCAAATAATTGTATACACACGATTTTTATTCCTGATTTAAATTTGATCATATATAATCATTTTTTCAATCTGGAATTTACATCATGTCTTTTATCAAAGATTTATACAAGAAAAATGCTGATCGTCAAGTCGAATGGGATGCCAGTGAAGCGATTGATGAAATGTTTAAAGCTGTTGAACTTGTTGGTGAAGTTGGTGAACTATGCAACAACATCAAAAAGATCAAGCGTGAAAAACTAGGTTTGAAAGGTTCACGTTGTCAACAGAAAGATTTAGAAAATGAATTCGGTGATGTGATGATTACGCTGGCTTTACTGGCTGATCATCTTAACATCGACATTGAACAAGTTACCAAGAACAAGTTCAATGAAACATCTGAAAAAATGGGATTTAAAACCAAGTTCGAGTGATGATATATGAAACAAAAAGATGCTTTCAAAAGTATTTTTGGAACGGAATATGTGAAAGAATCTTATCAAATGAAAGGTCACAGCTTTAACAAACTACTATCAAATAAACCAGTTTGCTCAAGTTGTGGTCTTATTGCATTGAATAATGATTTTTCTAAATGGTGTATTGAAAAAGGGTGTTATGCTGATCTACACCCTCAATATGAATCTACTAAACGGCGATTAACTAAAATGTGGTAATTATGAATAACATATTTATTGTAGTCATAGTAATATTGTTCTCTCTAATCATCACTATCCTTGCAATTGGTGATAACAGAGCAGCAAAACGTGAATGTTTGGAAAGTATAACTAGAAGTGTTGTAGAGCCTAGAATGACTACGATTGGTTCAACTACAATTATGACACCGAGTACAGTTAATAAAACCGAATGTATAAAATATTCAGAAGGTTAATTATATGGGCGGAAATGCTTTATTTGAAACGCACGGGTTAGAATCCAAGCGTATGACTGTTCAGCAGTATGAACACTTGAAAGAAAATGTATCGAAATTTCTAGATAACCTAGATATCGATTATCGTCATGTAAAGACATATCACACTAAAGATAGCTTTGGTGATCTGGATATCGTTGTATCACGTGGAAAAATGTCAGTAACTAAGATTCGTCAGTATTTAAAAATTGGTAATCTTCCAATGACGAATGAATTTACTATGTCAGAAAATGTTAGTGGTATTAGCACCTTGGTTACTGGCTTTCAGATTGATTTCATTTTTGTTGAACCTGAAGAACTAGAATCTGCTACCACATATTATAGTTATAATGATATCTGGAACCTACTTGGTAAAGTAATCAAAACTTGGGATTATAAACTTGGTTGGCAAGGTTTGGTGTATACCTATCGAAATGGAACACATTACAAAGAAGATATCGTATTAACATATGATTTATATACTGCCCTTGATATCTTAGGTTTATCGGTTGATCGTTATCTTCAGGGTTTCGATACTCATGAAGATATGTTTGATTATGTGATTTCATCCAAGGCTTTTGATCCAAGTAAATTTGCATTAGAAAACCTGAATCACCGTAACCGTGTTCGTGATCGTAAACGACAGACATATAATCTTTTCCTACAGTATATCGAAGGGAAAGAATATCCTGAACCACAAGCATTAATTAGACCTGAAGAACGATTTCCTTTTCTGGTAAATGAAATCAAAAAACGTGATGATAAATTCACTGATGCAAATAATGCCAAAAAGATCATCAATGGAAATATCATTCGTGAGTATACTGGACTTGAAGACATCAAGATTAAAAAGATATTGGAAACATTCCGTGCACGATTTCCAGTTGAAGATATTTTGATGCTATCTAGTAATGAAGTGAAAAATATTATTCTAGATATTGTCAGGGAATTTGATCTATAAAATTAAGCGCCTTCGGGCGCTTTTTTCTTAAATAAAGATAATAAAAATATAAGTTGATTAAAATGAAATTTAAAGAATTTTTAAATGAAGCACCAGCATTAATTGATGTACCTAATGATCCAGAATTAGCGAATCGTATGTATGAAAAGGATAAAAAGAATAAAAAATCACTGAAGGACTGGAAGCAAGGTGAATATGAAATTTCAGCCTACCAAGGTAAGAATGAACATCATCTCTACATATTAAAAGAAGAAAAACTTCAATTATTTATTTCATTCACAGCGCCAAATGTAAAAGGTTTAGGCCAAATGATTCAAAACAGTTATATCCAGAAAGCAAAGGGTGGTTCTGTAAACACTGAGATGATCATCGATATTATCTTTGGTATTATTGATACGTTTAAGTTTGACGGTATTATTTCTGACGATCTACAAAGTGAATTAGGTGGTAAAAAACTTTGGCGGTCAATTATGCAATATGGAAGTGATAAGGGTTATAACATTGGTATATATGACAATGTTGAAAATAAGGTAGAACCTAAAGAAAAAGATAAAAAATTTGCATTATGGTATGCGATACGTTCCCGTGAAGTGTATGGTAGTGGTCTTGATAAAGCACGTTATCAATTATATGTTAAAAAATAATTTGACATATAAATACATATTTGATAATCTTAATATCAAGAAGAAATAAAGTTAATATCCATATTATATGAGGGTTATGGTATGTAACACTATCTACATGGTATTATCCTGAAACACCGACTGTACACCGTGTGTACCAAAAAAGGCAACGATTAGATTGCCTTTTTTATTACCTATCAAATTTGCAATTGTATATACATATATGATATGATTAATTATTGAATAAAAATATATAGGGTATTACATGTCTAGTTTATATAAGTTGATTGAGTCAATGGGTATCAAACGCTTTTCTATGGCGTTAGATAATGCACCATCCCATACCGATAAAATTAAGTATACTCCACAGCATGCGTTTGAATATTTTGAAGGTAACTATAGATGGAGTATTTCAAATAATAGCTGGGAAATAGATGCAGACGGTCGAGGAAAAAGTGATGGTGTATTCAGTATCTATGATATTGAATCCGCCGTAAATGCATGGAGTGTAGTGTATCAATATGGTGGCATCGATAATGCATTAGAACTTTTGAAATCTACTAGACCAAAAACTATATTATATGACAAGTTAACTAAAGCTATCACCCAATGTCGTCAGTTTATAAATGTGAATCGAGATAACATTATTAAGGAAAGTGAAGCTTTACAGTTCTTAGATAATGGGATGATGGTAGAATATTCCACTGGGGATAATGTATGGCATATACTTAAAAATGATACATGTATAAATGATGTACAAACAAAATATCGCTTATTTATAACACCCGATTTATTTGAAATTAATGGTGTTGAATTGAAACGACCATTTCAACCCATTATTGGGGATAGTGGGTTTGTTATATCTGGTAAATCCAAGAATGGTTATGAGTATGCCTTAATCAACAGTGATGTGGATAAACCATTGCTAGGTATGTGGAAAAATGAACAAGATATTAAAGCAGTTGTGCAACTGCTTGCAACAGAAATGAAAAATGGTATTGTAAATCAAACTGTATAGGGGTGATATATGAATATTGATGAAGCAGAACTACTTTTAAGTTTATTGAAGATTCGTCGAATGATGATGCCAATTGGAATTTCTGGCGATACCCTTCCTGAAAATGTGACTATTTTATATGGAACCACAAATGATGGTTATCATGTGCATGTATATACTCATAAGGGTAAATTATACCATATAAAATATAATGATTTAGAAACTATCGAATTGAATTTTGAAAGTGTGAATGACATTATATTTGAAGCCACATATCATTTGGAATGTTCAAATATGGCTGTTATTGCATGGCTTGAAGTTCATCGGGGTGTTTCTTTACTCACCAAACCATATGAATATGTTACTCAACGACCTTATTACGGTAAAATCATACAGATGAGTTCATGATATGAAATTGATAAAAATCCTACTTTCCAAGTTGCGCTCTAAAGTTAAATCTTCAAATAACTCTATTGCCAAAAATATAATTGGAACAGGTTGGGAAACATTGGATTGTGATGTGAGTGTATACACACCACTTCGCATTGAATATAAATTATCAAACCAACCAATTTTAGATAAAGAGTGATATTCAATTGACAACATACAAATTTAATAGCCAGTTTCAAGAACGTGGTAGCTTCGCGCAAGATATAGATAACAAAGTTATTAAAAATGAAACTATGTTTTTTAACTGTGATCTGGACTTTGCTTATAAACATGGCAATGAAATCACTCGATCATTCATTGATGCATTACCTGATGATTGGAAAACATGTGATACCGTCTTTGATAGTCGTGTTCACATGTTGATGCCAAAATGGATTCCTTGTATCTATGGCGTTCATCATGACGACGTACCGCGACCTAATGGCGGTCAACCAGATTACGATAATCCATCATACTTATCTGAACACATCATGGGTTCTGTAAATGCTGCTATCTGCCCTACTCAATTTTATATTGGGGAAGCAGAATTCGACAAAGTAACTACTGGCGAAAACATTTACAAGGTATGGCATGAAGAAGTGTTACAGAAGGCCGAAAAAGGCGAGTTACAGGCCGTTGATGCGAAAGATCGTACTCTGATCCAATTTGATTGGCAAACGTGGCATACGGGCGTTCTAGCGCGTCAAAATGGCTGGCGCTGGTTTGGTCGTCTAAGTCGCAATACAGATCGAACCAAACATATCACAAATGAAATACGTCGTCAGACACAAGTTTATATGGATAATCTAACAGAAGGTTGGTGATATGAAAGCTCAATTAAGAAGTTCAAATTATGTGATTGCACTCACACCAGAACAATATGATAAATTAGAATCAATGGATTTTATTTATGAAGTTGAACCACGTCTTCATGCGGTTGGTGCTTATCATATTGATTACAGTGGTCATTACGGAAATAACATATTCTTTGAAGCCAAAGCTGACACTGATGTATCATTAATCGAAAACGAACTAAAAAATATGCTGGGGGATTAATATGCTAGTTATTTCATCAAATACAACCGATCGTGCTTCTATTCGTCAAAAATTATTGTGTAATGGTTATCGAGAACAATTCTTAAATGAAATGAATGCAGGAGAATTCCTATACTTCAACATCAATACCCGCGACAGGTCATTTGTGACAATGAAGCATGATGATTATGAAACACAATATCGATACCAGATTAATCGCGAAGCATTATTCGTGATTTCTTCATCTATATTCCGAGAACGTTTTACATTTTTGATCTAATATGATATATTGTATACACATTATGATTTGTTGAGGGACAAAAATGATTACATTTAAAATGAAACCATCTTACCATCAAAGTGAAAGTAGCCAAGAATTGCGCGAAAAAGTTTTCCATATTTACAATAAAAACTCTACCAGCCTTTTCAACAAAAATGAACGTTTCATTTTAACTTGGCTTGATGGATTTGGTTCCAGTGATATTTACTGGCGTGATAGGGAAAAAATGAATCATGTATATTACAACAGTAGTATGAAATTGGTTCGCTTAATCAATATCAACAACCAGAATGCACGTTATGAAAAAATATTGTTTAAATCTGGCGCACGTAAAGGTGAATTGAAAGAATATAAATTGATCCAGAAAAAACAATGGCTTGGTTACACCTATGACATTCCATTGGAATTATTTAAACATCTTACTCAAAATGGCCGATACCGCATTCGCCAACACAATCATCATTTCACATTTGAAGATGTCAATAATCTTCCTGATAAAGAAAAGCCAAAAAACAAAGTTAAAACTAAAGGAAAAGCCGCGTAATGCGGCTTTTTTTATTTTGGATTATATCCCCATTCTGATAATGAGTTTCCGTCAGTATGGACTTCAGAAGCACTAACGGTTTTGGTTATAATTTTATATTTCCCTTTCAGGTTATCTTTACCATGTTCGTCAGCATAACGCTTAGATAAAGTAACCCAGTCACCAGCATTAATTTTAAGCTTTTCGTCATCATTCATATCTTCCAGCTTTTCAGTAAGCTTTTTGATTTCAGCACGAACATGATTTGAGTATTCGCTTTTCGATCCAGAGAAATATGAAGGAATGGTTCCGCGACGCATATATGCAGCTAATTCTTTTTCATGTTTCGCCAGTTCTTTTTCTACAGCTTTCTTATCACCAAGGGGAACAGCACGATAGATTTTAACTGGTTTGTTTTGACGACCCTTATAACGCAATGCAATATTCAAACATTCAACATCAGTTGGCATGTGAGTATATTCATGTGGTCGCGTATAGATATCATCTGGATATGTTCCATCAAAGGTTAAATCGTACAATGGCGCATCAGCTTTAGTTGGTGCTTCATGATCACCTTTATATTTTTCACTGATTACAATTTCACCAGTTAATGCTTTTTCTTCTAATAGGAATTGTTCAAATTTCATTTTAAATTTTCTTCATTTTTTGTATTGTTGTATCGCTTAATATCTGGCCCTTACCACGTGCTGTATCTATGATTAGGCGATCCAGAGTATTTATATTATTTAAATCGTTGTGTTCAGATAAGGTATAATAATTTTTCAGTTCTGATTTGAATAAAGAAACAATCATTAAGATATATGCTTTATCTACCATCGGACTGAATTTATAAACGATGTGATCAACACTAATTCCATCCAAATGAACTTCAGTGAAGATATCAATGATTGTAGAAATCACCATATCAACATCATAAAAATCACTCATGATTGGTTGAATTTTATTATCACCCTTCTGGTATCCTAATTCCACCACATAAAAATCTTCTTTTTTGGTGAAAATCATTCTATATTTTTTATCTTCATCCGTTTCAATATCGAATTGAATAGCAGTATCACTACTATTCTTATCGTAGTTATAGCTTCCTTTAGATGCCGATTCTGCTATAAGTCGGCTATAATCTTTATATTTCATACGTGATTGATAAACCGTTTTAAAAATTGAAATGCACGTTGTGATATGACAGAATCGCGTTTAATAAATCGCTTTTTACTGATACTGGTAAACACCAACTCATCACCAACTTTAGTTAAGTATGCAAGTTCTTCTAGATCATTCTTAACAATTAAAGATAAGTTAGATACATCTGACTTACTCACATCTTTAATATTATTAGTATTAGTAAAATCAACAGATTTACCTACAGGTACACAACGAAGAATTCTAATAATATCACGCGCATTGGCGGTATCATCTGCTGTTGGTGTTTTATTTAAATTCTTATTAATTTCTTCTGTGTCAATACTTTGTTCTTGTTGATTCTGATTCAAAATAAATTCAGATAGATATTCTTTAATATTTTTTTCACTCATGGGATTCACCTTCTTTTTGTTTTAAAATTTCTCTTGATATATCAACTTCATGCTTGATGTGAATAATACCATGTGTGTATAAAGAAGCCTGAACCCATGTAATCCATGCAGAACTTGTTGTTTTAGGGTTGTAATCCGGTGAAGACATTTTTTCCAACATCCAAAGGGCATGGGAAAGTCCCAGACTACCATCCTTATCTTTCACAGGTTTAATATCAGGTCGAATTTCATTAATAAACATTTTGTATCGGTTAACTAACACATTTATATTTTTCATACGTTACACATCCTTTTAATAGTATTTATATGAGTTTATCACTTTACAAATATGATTTAAACATTTATTATGTGTATACAAAATTCAATTAGAGAATTCATATATGTTAATTACTCCAAAAATACGTTTGTATTCAGAATTTTACATCGCAAAATTTACTGATCCTGATATTGAAAAATATGGTCTAACACGTAGCTACTATGAACGTCACAATGCATTAGGTGAACAACCATTATATGACGGCATCATTGGTTTATATGGGGAAGTTAATGAATTCGACTTACATCCAATGTATTATGAAACAAAGCAGCAATTTCAAGATATTCACGTATCAAATATTAAATCATATTTGAATCGAAATCGTTATCTTGCATATAAGATTAAAAAGTTTCGCTGGAATGAAAATTATCGTGCATTGTTTCATCCACGTTTTATCTTCAGAGGTGAATATCCAGACGAACAAAGTTATATAAAAGCTTACAAAGCAAATAAAGATGTAAGTATTACACCTTATGGTGCTGGTGATGATCCTTTACAAATTTATAATCGCCTTAACTTCTTAAAGAAAATCAAAAATCGTGATTTTATTATTTCTTTAACATTCACCCGAAAGGAAATTCTTGAAGATGGAGAAACATCATATGGTGGCTATCGTCAACATAAAAATGGCGGATACTTCGGAACCAAGTTTCTAGAACATGAATATCTAGCTGATGAAGATGCTATCAAGGATGGTATTTATCAATTCCATATCTTGGAATTAGTGAAACCAGATGATATTGATATAATCAGAACAGAGAATTTCATTTATGTTCGAGGTCGTCGTAATCGGGAAAATTATGAAGTGTATGATATTAAGGATGATCGCTACTTAATCACTCATATCCAAAAGAACAAAGAAGGACAATTTTACATTGGTGATGCTATTCATCAAATTAAATTTTATGATGAAGGTGAATTCAGCATTGAACAAGTTGATGCCGACCTAAAAGCAATGGTTGATGAATTCAAGTCAAAACGCAACGCTACATAAGCTAATTTAACGCTATTTGAGAATTTAAGCCGCTGGATGGTATATCACTACTGTCGTCGGCTTAAATGCCTTATACGGGCTTACAATGCAAATTAAAAACATATTGTTTGTAAATACACGATAGTTTGTTGTATACACACGATTCTTCTTGACACAATTCGATGTAATATTAATAATATCTATTATAATATATAATAATTACTTATATATTTATTAACTAATAATTAATTATATTTATATGTCGCGAAGCGACATATTGATGCGAAGCATCAAATTTGATTTTATTATTTTTATATGATATATTTCTTACATCAAATATGTATAGAGATATTTTTAAAATGTTAATTACTAAGAAAAATAGAATTGAAACTAATATTACAAGATTACATCAGTTCTTTGAATTCATTAGTCCAACCATTAGTTTCTTACAATCGGATATCTTGTTCCATTTAAGAAGTCAGTTAAAAAATTCATTGACTGGATTGATTTACAATGAATCATTTGAAGTGTTATGTGATTATAACACACGTTCAATCAATCGTTATTTCAAAGACTGGGAAAACGACGAAGATTGTACAATTTCAGTGCTGGATTGGATTCAACCAAATATTCCATTATTAATTGTTCCAGCGGAATATCAGGATAAAATTCCATCTGTTTTATTATCTGAAAAAGTAGCAAATCTTGAAGATGATCTATTCGCTCCATCAGGTGAAGATAACTATATCGATTTTTCTTACAAGAATGCTGAATATCATTATGCACATTATACCCTATTAAATTATGTGTTTAATAAGTTTATGAATGATATTCTTTCGTCAAAATATAATACGAATAAAGGTGCTATTTTCGGTGATATTTATAACAATTATTTCCGTAAACAGGTTTCTTTTTACAAAGAAAGAATGATGAAACTGGCTTTACTTTCATCTAATCCTGATATTCAGGAACGTGCGAAGATGATTCTAACAACTTCAGATTTCATTTATTGTGAAGATTCATACACTGAAACACATCATTGTCGAGTTTTGTTTACATCTGAATACTTTGTTCAAGGTGGTGATCAATTAGATCGTAGTGCACATATGTTTAAATCATCTCATAGAGATAATATGTTGAATGAAATGCGAGATATCCATAATCCATTATTTAACAAATATATTGATATTATGAAGGCGAGAATAGCCAATTCAAATGTTGATACAAATATCCATGATGAAAATTCATAATTTATAGGATAACTAATGAAAGAATTTACAATTGCTAATATGACCAGTATCGAAATGTTGGTTGATTTAATTGATGAAACCAGTGAATGTGTAGGTGATAATTATAACATCAGCCAAAAATGTGATGATATAATTGAAGAAATGATTCAATCCATTAATGATTTAAACAACCCTACTTTAAAGGGGAAATATTTCTTCACTGAATCAAATCTTCAATATTGTGCCAATGAAGCTATAACCAATGATGTTGATCAGCTTGGTGTGCACATTGATCATGATGGGGTTTGGGAATTTAACGGTCGAATTCACGATGATGTATATTCTTGGGTAGAAAATATTATGGTGTTTTTCTATCATGCCGATGGAAGTGGTTTTGATTACATTATTGGTCATCATAAACACGGTCTAATATTTTCTAATGAAACAGTATTCGGCCGATTCATTAAACGCTTTCCAACAAATGTATGGGATTATAGGGATATCTAATGACTAATTTAATCACGTGCATTGCAGTTGAACCTACGAACTTTTTTCTTATCTACAACAGACTATATTCATTAAAAGCATCTGATGTAAATGGATTATTTGATGTATTGGTAAAACAATCACAATTAATCTTTGATGAGAAAGGGAAAGTGATTGTTGGGCATAATCAACATAACCTGATTAAATTCGTTCAAGAACGATATATTAAAGATATTCGTGACTTTCAAAATAATGTCACAGCGTTAGACGATATGGTTGTGTACGATGTACAAGCATTGATCAATACTATATGTGATGATATTCTTAATTATAAGAATCGAGAAGTTTTAATTGATGAAGACTTAATGTTATGTGAAATAACAAATAAGCCAAATAATAATTGTGCATATTTGATGTTTTATGGTAAAATTTTCAAAATTAAACTTAATCCGATTAATGGGATTTTTAATAAAGCATATCATCCGATGCGAAATACTGATGTCTTAAAAACATCAGGATTCATAATTGATGACGGTGTTAAAATTAAATTAAGGAATAATCAAGGATCAAAAGATTTAATTGACTTTATCAACAATAATACGGTTGATGATGTTGCTGTAGATTTAACACATCTTATTAGTCGAGATGAAATTTACAACGAAATGACAAAATCCACTAATGCTGTGATTCAGTTCAAAATTTCCCAAAAAATTTTAGAAGGGATGTGATATTTATCACCCATTTCTTGGAATAAAGAGAGTTTTAAAATGGAAGATTTACAATCGAAATATGAAAAACTGAAAGAAGACGATCATATCTTCTTAACACATGATAATATTGAATGTGTAGTAGTTTCACAACATGTAGGTGATTCTGTATTCCTTCAACGCACAGACGACCATTCAAAATACTTCCATATTTTCTATGATGAACTATGTGAAAAAGATCAATTTAAAATAATAGGATTGCAAAAAGGTGAACGATAGATGAGAATCCAGAAAGGTAAGGTTCGTTTCTCTAAACGAGAATTATGGAACCTAGATGAAACATTAAAACCTATCCTACGCACAGCCCTAACACAGTTTCGTGATGCTAAAAAGATGGGTGTATCTACACTTGTCTATGAAGACTATATCGCGGATGAACGCGGTATTACTGTTGATGAAGCTGCTAAATGGATCAAGGAACATCGCGATATTTATGGTAATATCGAAGGTTTCAAAGGCCGACTAGAAGAAATGGTTGAATATTTCCATAAAGTTATTCTGGAAGATATGATATTTGCATTTAGCGATCATCTAGATTATATGGATATTGAAAATCAGCCGTATAATATCCATTTCAATCGTGTGGGTACAACCAGTGAAGGCAATGTTCGCTCTGTGTTGCATAGAGAAATGAAAGATGGCTTCACAGAAGAAGATTATGATTCTTATCGCGAACGTGAACGCGAATATGATAAGAAAGTGCATGATCGATGTGAACGTGGGCGATTCTTATTTGCAAGATATTTTCATGCACTTTGGGATTAATCCCAAATTTGTATTTACAAACTATCCATCATTTGATACACTCTATACATCAAATGATGGATTTTTACTATGCTGAACAACAACTTAAAGAAATCTAAGGAATTGATTTATAATCTCGGTTATAAAGATGATTTATACAAGGTGAATTTAATTTGTCAGGATGGACAATTTCGTGTTGATTATGAACCGTGTAACTTTTTACGTAAAGTTATTGAAACAGGGCGAACAAAAGATATTGTTGATATAGCTGGGGCATTTAACACATTTTGTATGGGGGATATTCATCCATTCACTAAATTTATTGAGTCTACACACTTATATGGCGATAAACTATTAAACCTGAACGTTAACCAAATACTTAATAGTTATGAAAATTGGTTTGAGTTAAACAAAAACAATTTCAGTGAGTGGTGTTAATATGGCCTTGCGTGTTACGAATAAAGATAATCGAGTGATTATTCAAAACGAAATTGGTATGAATCCCAATGGTTTTGAATTTGATAATGGTTTAAACACTGTAATGGTTTTATGTGATCGTTTATATGTGTATAAAACAAACAACCCTGAATCCATTTATGAAAGAAATTTAAATGAAAAGTTCTCAATTGTGGTTCGGGGAAAGATGGTTTTTGATAATCAAGAAGAATATGATAAGTGTATAAGAAATCAACTCTTTGTAATACTTAGTGTATTTGGTGCTTTTTTCTTAATATTTATTATATTTGCTTATTTTACAGGGATATAATTATTATGCGATATTTAATGTTTAAACTGGATATGCCAAATGTTGGTTCATGGAATAATAAATGGTCACATAAAGATCGATTATTCGCTTCTATAATTCGATTACCTGATCGTTCTAAGCAATCTAAAATTGAATCTGAAGAAAAGATTAAGCTGTGGAGTGGATCACACTATTACGATTTTGAAGATGGTTGGGGTGCTTCTGTAACTGTTAAAGAAGTTGATGAAAAAGAAGCTAAGCTAATTAATAAAAACAGTGATGGGTTTTCTGGTTATGATTGGATGATTACCATGATCATGAATCATGGCCGCATTTTAACTCGTTCCGAAAGAGGTCAATTTGAAGCCACTGCTATTATTGGTAGTGTTATCAAGACCGATGTTGATAAAAAGTATAGTGGTTTAGACGCTTTTATTCAGGCCAAATATGAATATTTGAATTCAATCAAATATGATCAATTTGCAACTGTATATACAAATATGATATCATCTCTATTATCAGATAAAGATCAAACTCTGGTGGATAGTAAGGGTTTAGAAAACGAAGTATCATTATCAGTAGTTAACCAATTACCTAAGAATTCTGACTACATCGTTAAAAAAATTCTTTCACTCACTTATGATCAATTTAATACGTGGAGTGTGCCATGAATAACGTTGAACATAAATTAGGCCAGTTGGATTATGGGAATCGTGCCGCTATCACTGATTTAGTGGATAAAATGCTTCTTCTACAAGGGAAGGCTGATTCAAACTTCCAAAAGGCCAAAATTGTAAATCAATTGCGTATTCCAAGCAATTGTATCGCGCCATATGTGATCATAAATGACCTTAAAAAGATCAATGATTTACAACGTTTGGAGGATTATAAAAATAGTCAAATCTCAAAATACAATGAGATGATTGCTGATCTAACCAAACAACATAATGAAAATTTGGATGCAATCAATTCAAACCGCGCATTGAAAGCAAAAATCATTGAATTGTTCACTTACATCGGTATACACCAAGAATATTCAGAGTTAAAAACTTCTGGTGCACGATTTAAAACTATCAAGCACAAAGCTGGTTACTTGAGTGATCTTGATCGTGTATGTGTAACCAATGACTATTATGATAATTGTATTTCTACCATTCAATCACACATTACCCAAGTTGAACGCGAATTCAACCAACTGTACGGCCAATTACAGCATAAAGCAGCATTAGAACGCAATAAGTCATTATTCTACAAATTCAACCATCATGCAGTTGAATTCAATGTGGATGTAAAAGATGTGTTTGATTTTATCAAAGTCAAACGTGGCATGTTGACTAAGATCGATAATGCATTGGGTAATCTATACAACGAAAAGGTTTCAGAATTCTTATCGGATGGATATGATGAAGTTCAAGACGTTGTAGATGCTGAAATCGATGTGGTTAATAACATCGTCTTTAACAATAACTTGTTGATTGATGATGCTGATATTTCACTGTTGAAGTTGAAATATTACACTTATAACCACACCAAAAATCAAATCTTAGGTGCTTAATAATGGCTGGATATCACCAAAATTTCATTATGAAATTCCCACATGGAAATGTACATAAATTAAAAGAAGAAGTTGATGAATTCCTTGATGCCTATGCGTCAGGGAACCCAATCATGGCTATGCAAGAACTATCAGATATCTATTTGATCTTACGCACCATCGCACGTGATTATGGGATTGATGTAAGTGATTTAGCTAAAATGGCTGACACAACTGAAAGCGTTTTCTTGTCTGGTGATCGTACATCATGCAACTTATTTGAAATGATTCGTTCAAATACAAAGTATATAAGTTTATCTGTACCAGCCCCAAAATATTATTTTATTTGTGAAGATGTTAATTATGAATATATATTGGTTGATTCAGAAACGGAAACTATAATTCTACCTGCTGGGACAGAATATTTTGAAGTATTGGCTGGGGAAGTTTATGTTGAAGATCAGCGCATCATTGAACAATACCAATGTAGTAAAACTTCAATTACATTTTTAGAGTTCAAATCCAAAGGTTTGATTATGACTAAATCAAATGGATTAAAAGATAATTTAAATTCGATTAATCATGTTTCTTATAATAAATCGGATAAAATATTTGATGTTTTAAAAGCATCATTGGAAGAATTTGATGTTTGATATTGATGCTAATTTGCTTTATCAGGCTATGATGTTCTTCAATAATTGCGGTTATGAGTTTATAACCGCGCCTTACGTCGTAGATAAGAAGGCGGTAGAACATACCCTACCTGAAGGTCGTGAAGCTTACCCACACGCAAATTATGGATTCTACGTGGGATCAGCAGAACAATCTATCTATCATATGCTTGATAAATGCGGCCGTAAAAATTTACCAAAGCGTTGTCTGGCAATTACACCATGTCAAAGAAATGAAGAAGTTCTGGATGAATCACATCTTGAAATCTTTCTGAAGATCGAATTGATCAGTTTTGATTTGGGATACAGTCATAAAAATATTATGGAAGATGTTCTAGATTTCCTAAAATCAATTGGAACGGAAAATGTAATATATGTGATGCAAGATGATAATGTATCATATGACATTAACGTGAATAATATCGAAGTTGGTTCATATGGCTATCGCTGGTTCAGAGATGTTCTGGTATCCTATGGAACAGGTCTTGCATTACCACGTTATTCATATGCTGTTAGTAAAGGAAAGTAATATGAAATACTGTGAAAAAAGAATTTACGTCGCTGAAGATGGTCGCCAATTCGAATTTGAATCTGATGCACAAGAATATTGCAACGAATATATTTTGCATCAGAACATGGCGATCCGAAAATCAGATATTAAGGATTATGAAAAGAAACTTGAACGAATTGGTGTCGTAGCATTCCTTGATGAATTCTATGATTTGGCGCAATCAAACAGCATGGGTGCAATGCATCCAATGGATGTAATGAAATACATCATCGACATGAAGAATTTAGATTATCCAGACGGGATATATAATGAAGCTGAAGAATATTGAATTAGTTTTTGAAAATTGCGAAACCATGTTTATCAATTATCCAGATGTTGTTTATCTGGATGTTGAAAAGCCATACATCAGCTTTGCCAGCTACATGAATGCAATTTGCAAAAATCAATGTATTGAAGGATTCTCTATTGGAATTGCAAAAGGTGCTGATTTTCCTGATTCAACATCATTCAGTGGGGATATGACGATTGATCGTCTAAAGCTACAGGATGTCACTCAATTACACATCACATATGATGATGAATCAACTGATTCATTTTATGTCAATTGGGATGTTGATCATGAAACCAGAAATGAAAAGCAAAACTTATTGGAAACAAATGAAGGTAACTTCGTTTATTATTCATATAGTGGCGATAAAGAACCAGATAATTTAATGGAATTAAAATGTTCTGTGGATTTTCTTGTTAGCATGAATAAAGTGATGGAAGAAAGGGATTAATCCCTTTTTTTCATCTTTGTAATTAAATAGAAATATATCTAAAAATGTAATTACAAAGATGTTAAAGAAATTATTTTGCTTCCATGACTATCAAATAATATTAGATCAGAACTCTATGCATGTGTGGTCTTATGAGGACTTCCAAACAAATAAAGTTTATCGATATGAATATTCATACTGTGCTGTGATTTGTTCAAAATGTGGTAAATATCGTGATAATTATAAAATAGAAGATAAAAATCACCCTGATCGACATAGTGATAGAACAGTTTATATTGATATTAAAAATACTTAAACTTATATCTTCAAATTTGACATATTTGCTTCCAAGTGGTACTATTCTTATATCGGATAAATACTTGTTGGAGTATAAAACATGGCAACTTTTCAAGAAAGTTTTGATTCAATCGTTAAACTAACTAAAAAAGAAATCAAGAAAGGTGAAGCTACCGCTGAAATTAACCTTGAAATCAATGTTAGTTCAATGGGTGGGGATTTTGCGAGAGATTTGTGGTACGGACTACGCACTTATAAGTTTAAAGGTTATAAAGTTCGTACTTGCCGAATCCGCGAAACAGAAGAATATCTTTTTGTAGATTACGATTATCAAGAGAAAGATATCTTAATTCAGTTGAATCTTGTGTTGGAAAAAATATAAAGTAATCGCCATGTGTTTATTCTTCCACAATTATGTTCAAGATACCCAAGATGAAGATCAAATGATCCACTAATGCCTTTATCTAACAAAAACTTTTTTAAGGATGTACAAGTGATTACACTAATAATAATTTCAGTTTTATGGTTCACATTTTATAAAACACATCATCATATGCCACCACGTTTTTTAAAAGCTTATAAATGGACAGCATTTGTATTAGTGGCGTTGTCAATCATCTTGTAAGGGTTGCTGATATATGAAAAAATTTGATGGAATACATCCATGCGCATATGAAACTATCTTTGGAATCATCAACATTGATCCTGATGAAGAAAAAGGTTGGTTTGTCGTGAAAAAGATTACTGAGTCACCTGTTATGTATCCAGTAGTCGTAGATTATGATCGAATTGTTGGTTTACGTCGTTTCAAAAATCGAACTAAGTGTTACCAGTTTATTCGAGGGATGGAATTACGTGTAGCCGATAATGTTAAAAAGTTGTTGTCGGAAATAGTATGATTTTTATTGCTTGTATCTTCATCTCAATTATTGCTTTATTTGTTGTTTCTTTTTTGAGAAGATAAAAATAAGCATAATCCAAAGGTGTGTTGTATGAACAATACATCTTTTACCTATATGTCTAATTATGAAAGGATAAGAATACATGACATTTAAATTAATCGTGGATTTCGAAGCCACATGTTCAAAAGACCAGAAAGAGTTTCCGCGTGAAGATATGGAAATCATTGAAATTGGGGCGATTTTATATGATGAGAATTGGGAAGAACGAGGTAAATTTCAGTGTTTCATTAAACCAGTTAAACATCCAAAGTTAACCGACTTTTGCATGGAGTTGACTACTATCAAACAACAAGATGTTGATGCGGGTGACTCATTTATAGATTCTATAATTGCATTTCAAAAATGGGTTGACGAAATATGTGGGAAAAATGATTATATATTTTGTTCATGGGGCGACTTTGATAAAAACATTTTGAAACGCCAATGTAAAGAAGAAAATCTTCGGCACGTGAAGATGATTGAAAATCATATTAATATAAAAAGGGAATTCGCTGAATACCACAACATCAAGCCAATGGGGGTTGGGGCTGCACTAAAATATATGCGAATGAAATTTGAAGGTACTCAACACCGTGCCTTGGATGATGCTATTAATATCGCTGAATTGATCAAGACGATGGGGTGATTTGTTATGGCTGAATATTTGGTTGGGGCTGAAAAGCCCCTCAAATATGATTTGAAAAAATCATGTCCAGAATGCCCATACACACCAAAAACAAAAGGGTGGATTGGTTCCCATGAAAGCGCGAAAGAATTCCATGATGTTGCTAAAAATGATATTCCATTTTGCTGTCATATGAATAAAAATCAATCATGTGTTGGTAATGCCATTTACATGAATAAGTTATGTAAAATGAGTATTGATCCCGACAAAAAGAACCATCAATCATCTTTGCGCAATTCAAATGAAGATGTGTTATTTTCATTTGATGGATCAAAATTGGAAGCCTATCATGGGAAGTAAAGATCAATTTTATTATAAAGGCTTGAATATTGACCTTGTTACAGGAACAATTTATCACACGATTGATGGAAAACCATTTTATTTCATGTATATTCCAAAAGATCAGAACCTAGCCAAGCGGTTTATCGATGAAAATATTGATTTGATTAAAAATCAATATCATTTGGAACATCCATCATACCAGAATCCATGATGTGAAATACCATTGCCGAAATAAGTGTATTGTATATACAAATATGTTTTAATATGATAGAATACCATCTAATGCGTTAGATGGTTTTTTATTATGAAAAATGTTGTTTTTCTCACTGGGGCAGGGTTAAGTAAAGAGTCTGGTATTGATACATTCCGTGATGTGGTGAATGGTCGATGGAATCAATTCGACTTGAATGAAGTATGTACATATAGCGCGTGGCTAAAAAATCCA